GCACGACCGCACGACGTCAGGCGCCGCCCTGGCGAGCGCACGACCGCAGGCACCGCCCTGGCGAGGGCTGGCACGACCGCACGACGTCAGGTGCCGCCCTGGCGAGGGCTGGCACGACCGCACGACGTCAGGTGCCGCCCTGGCGAGGGCTGGCACGACCGCAGGCACCGCACGACCGCACGACCGCACGACCGCACGACCGCACGACCGCACGACCGCAGGCACCGCCCTGGCGAGGGCTGGCACGACCGCAGGCACCGCCCTGGCGAGGGCTGGCACGACCGCACGACGTCAGGTGCCGCCCTGGCGAGGGCTGGCACGACCGCACGACCGCACGACCGCACGACCGCACGACCGCACGACCGCACGACGTCAGGCGCCGCCCTGGCGAGGGCTGGCACGACCGCAGGCACCGCCCTGGCGAGGGCTGGCGCCCCGACCGTGGAAACCAGCGGCCCCCGTCCGTGGAAACCGGCGGCACCCGTGCGCGGGAACCCCGACCGTGGAAACGACAGCCCCGACCGTGGAAACCCGCAGCCCCCGTCCGTGGAAAATTTTCCGCCCGCGCGCAAGATTCTCGATTCCCCGGCGTAATCCTTGTAGACTTGACACTGCTAGTGCCGATACCTAGATTTACCCGTGGCGATTGAACCCCGACCGTAACAACCCCGAACGGAGAGACGAGACGATGAACCCGATCCCCGATAGCGTGATGCAGGAATTCGAGCGCCGCATGGCGCATGCCGAAGGGTTGCAGGAAACGCGCCGACACGTCGTGAAGCATCACGGCATGGTGGAGTGGCGCTGGCTCTCCACGACCCCGCACGAGCGCCACAGCCAGCAGCGGGCGCAGGCGGCGCGGTGGATTCTGGAGGCCCGTGCGCTGATTCGCGAGAACGGCCACGACACTTGGCTCGTCTGCGCGCAGGCTCGCGATCCCGACGGATTCGCATTCTGCTCCGGCGGCGGCACCGCGGCGGCCATGCGGGCCGATGTTGGCAATTAGGCTCCCGAACGAGATACTCCTGGCCGCGTGGCCTGGAGCGTGGAAACGACAACCCCGAACGAGGAAACAAGATCATGCGACAAGATCAAATCGAAATCGGTGGCAACTACATCGTGCGAGTCGGTGACCGGCTGGCGCCCGTCACGGTGCTGCGGCAGCAGACGAAGCGCACCTGGGGCAGCGACCGCGCGAAGACGGTGTTCGTCTGCCGCACGGGCGACACGGGCCGGGAGATCACCGCGGGCGCGGCCCGGCTGCGGCCCGTGCCCGGCACCGCGGTGCCCGAGAGTCGCACGGCGGTGGCCGAGGCCCGGCGGAAGCAGGCCCGCGCGGCCCGGCAGCAGCAGGCAGCGGCCGAGGCGGCGCTGGAGGTTTACCATCGGGCCGCGCAGGAGTTCACGCCGCCCTGGACGGCCGAGGGGCTGCGGGATCATGCCGCCGCGTGGATGGCTCGCCTGCCCGGCGAGGGTGCCCGCGAGGATGCCCGCGCGGCAATCCTGCGGGCGCTCGCGCATGCCCCGTCCATGCCAACCTACACGACCTGGGCCGATATCGCTCGCGCCGGGCGGGAGGGCGGCTTCGGCGGCCCGGCGATCCGGCCCGTCGGCGTGCCCGGCCACCGCATGATCGGCCACGTCAACCGCGACCGCCTCGTGGAGATGCCTGTAGGTGACAACCTCGCCGCCCTGCGCAACCGCCTGGGCAGCATCCACGTCTCCACAAGCCTTCTGGAGGCGGCCCGCGGCATCCGCCGCCGCCTGGGCCGGTTCGGCACGCGGCGGCTGCCCGTGCGGATGCGGCGCGGCCTATGGCTGGCCGTGGCGCAGATTCACGCGAACAACCGCGAGGTGTACCGCGAGGTGATGGGGCACGAGGCGCTGCCGTCGCCGCGGGCGGTGGCCGAGGCGGTCCGCGTGGCCTGCGGCCTGGGCCGGATGCCCGAATAGGCTACCGATGACGATACGGGCCGCCGGCGCGTTGCCGGCGGCCCTGGAGCGTGGAAACCCGAGGAGAGCATGACCATGACCCCCGAACGTGCCCAATACGTCTACTCCCGCTGCCGCCTGGGCAGCCTGCCGATGGCGTTCCGCCGCCGCGATACCGATGCCCACAGCATCGACCCCGACGGGATCACGCGAGAGGAAGACGCCAGCATTCGCGCGCTGTGGCGCACGATGCCCGGCTCGACGTGCTACGCCGACGCGCTGCTGCGGATTGCCCGCGGCGCCGTGCCCCCCGCTGCGACCCGCGTCTGGTACTGCGAGGCGACCATCGCGCAGTGGAACGCGATGGCAGGGGACTTTGACGAGATCGTTCTTGACCACTACTCCCGCGCCGACAGTCCCGAGGCGGCAGAGTACGATGCCCGAGAGGCTTGGGGAGAGCATGGCAACGTGCCCGAGAAGGTCACGGTGCGGGCCTGGGAGTGATGCCGGCACCCGGCACGGCCCCGTCGCCCGCGGGCGGGGTCGAGCCGGCGGCCGTCGTGGCCCCGACCGTGAGAACGAGAACCCCCGACCGGAGGAACGATCCGATGAACCTTGCAACTGACCCCCGCCCGACGATTGCCGCGTTCGCCCTGGTAACGGCGGCCGGCTGGACTGTGCCCCCGACCGTGCCAACGACCGCCGCGGTGCTGCTCTCCCGCATCGTGGAGGCCGATGCCGCCGCGATGGAGGCGAACGACCTCGTGAGCCTGGGCATGATCCCGCACGACCGATACGAGGCGGCGGCGCAGGCTCGTGACGAGGCGATTGAGGCGGCCGCGGAGTTTTTGCGGCAGCAGAAAAGAACACCCGTTCACCACAACCTGTAGGGTTGGCGCAGGCGGCGCCGACTGTATTTCGTATGTTGACGAGCGTGGGACAATAGAGGCGTGCGAGCGGGTGACCCCGCTCGTGAGAACGAGAACCCCGAGGGTGGAAACGATGACATACGCGGAGCATATAGAGGCGCTCGTCGCCCAGCATGGCATCGCCGTCGATTGGCGGGATCGCACCGCCGCACGGTCGTGGAGGCGAAGCAGACGGGTGCGGCTGGAGCGGGTGAGGGGCGCCAGCACCTACGCTGTGGCCCTCCACGAAATCGGCCATGTTGTCGGCCCGCAGCGCGGCCGGCGGCTGGACAAGGAGGCGCAGGCATGGCGATGGGCCGAGGCCAACGCCGTCGAATGGACGGATGGCATGGCGCGGCTGGCAGCCCGGTGTGTCGAAACCTACCTGCGCTGGTGCGAGCGGAAACGCGGAGCCTGGGTGCCGCCGAAGGGGCACGACTCGCGGCGGCTGGCGGCCATGCGGAGGGCTGCCCGATGACCCCGACCGTGACAACGGAATACCGAGTATCCCCGCGGGTCGTGCTGCGGCCCGGCGACCGCTTCAAGGTGGCCGCCGGCCCGTACTACCGGCTGGCCGACGGCACGAAGGTGAGCATGGCCGCCCGCGGCACGTTCGTCCTCCTGGCGGTCGAGCAGCGGCGGGGCCGCGTCACGCTCCTGGCCTACGGGCGGGACGGGTACGCCGCCCTGCACGTTGCCGGCCGGCGGCGGTCGCGGGTGCCGGGCCTCGTGGCCCGTCCGTACCGGGTGAAAAGGGCTGGCGGCGGGAGGAAAAACAAAAGGCTTGACCCTCGCCGTGCCGATGCTTAGAGTTGGCTACTGAACGAGATACAGGCAGGGGCAGCGTAGCCCCGAACGTGGAAACGAGAGAACCCCGAACGAGGAGACGAGATCATGGGAGCCGTGAAGCGATTTTACGAAGAGTGCGCGGAAGCCGGCCGCTGTCCGGTGACGGCCGAGACTCTTGACTGCTTGGATGACGTGGAGTGCGGGCGTCAACTGGATTGGATCGGCTACTGCGAGCATGACTACACCGCCGTCAACGGCATGGTCTGCACGCAGGATTGCATCACGATGGAGTCGGCCCGGCGGCTCGTGGCCGAGGGGCTGGCGAACGATGAGATCGTGTCGTTCGTGGAGTGCTTTGGAGACTGCTTCCGCCCGTGCGACGGGTGCGGCCACGCGGAGCCGATTGCCCTAGTGAGCCGCCACGGTGAGCGGTTCTGTGCCAACTGCCAGTGATCCCAACAACCCAGAACGGAGAAACGCGACGATGAGACAGCCCAGCGAATACCCGACCGGCGACGGCATCGGCCCCGCGGCCAACCGCGGCGAACTGATCCTCGACTACTACATGGTTAAGATGCCGGCCTATGACGGAATCTGCGAGGCGGCGGCCGATCTGATCGCGGACGTTCTCGCATACATCGAGTGCGAGCGGCGCGTCCACGACGGCGAGGCGCAGGCCGAGGGGACTGTCTCCCAGTTCTCGACTCCGGCGATGATCGTGGACGAGGCGCAGGCGGCCCTGGAGGGGTTCATCGTGGACTACGCCCACAAGGAGGCCGCAGCGGCCGAGGCTTTCGAGCGGCGAAGGAAGAAGTGATGCCGCCCGCGGCTCGTTGCCGCGGCGGTGCGATTAGAGGATGATTCACCAGACCCCCGAACGGGGGAACCTAAGCACGAGGAGAGAACGATGGTCAATCTGATGGACAACGACGCGGCGGCGAGCCTGACCGACCGCGAGCAGCGGTTGCTCGCGATGCTGGGGAGGTGCGTTCACTACCTCTCCGACCTGAACGGGTCGCGGTGGATCGGCGGCGACGACGCGGGGGCCGCGGACATGCGGCAGCGGGCCGCCGGCCTTCGGGACGCCGCCTGCCGGTGCATCACGAACGACCCCGTGACCGACGAGGCGTGGTACGGCAGGCGATGACGGCCCGCCCCTGACCCCCGAACGCGGAAACGCGCGGGGGCATGGAGCGGGCCGCCACCGCGGCGGCCTGGAACGTGGAAACCTAGAGACGAGGAGAGAACGATGACATACAGCAAATGCACGGTGCTGGATCACACGGTCGAGTTCAAACTGATCCCGACCAGCGGCTACATCTCCGTTGGCGTGGACGGGAAACTGATCGGCAATCATCAGACCGTCAGGCTGGCAATGTTTGAGGCGGCCGAGCATGTGCGACTCATGGCAAACGAGCGCACGCGGCCGACGATCCCCGAGGAGACTTGGCAGGCAGTCGAGCAGTGGGCGACCATCAACGGATGACGCAGCAACGAGACAATTAGCGACCGATTACCCCGCCGGCCCCGGCCGGCGAAACCAGAGGAGAGAACGATGAAGACGGCGACGAAGAAAAAGCACGGCGTGATCGTCACGGCCGGCAAGACGCACAGGACGAAAACGATCTGGAACCGCGGGCATCGCATGGTGACGTACCGCCGGCAGCCGCTGCGAATCCGGTTCAAGTCGAGGATGGTCAACGACGCGAACCAGAACCTCTGCGGCGGATGGTTCATGGACGGTGCCACGGGCGACGATATCAACCGGCAGATCGAAAAGCAGTTGATCGCGGGCCGCAAGCCGCTGGGCGTCATGGTGTTTTGGGACGAGGACGCGACCGCGGCGAAGGAGTGCGTGACGCGGCTCAAGGCCGCCGGCCTCGTGGTGCGGACGCTGCGAGGGTGGCGGTCAGGCCAGCAGTTCGTGGAAGCCTGCCACGACATTCGCGTGGGTGAGATTGGCGACCTGGGCGACCTCGTGAGCGACTACATCGAAAGCGGCGCCTTTGGTGACGCGGACGTGGACGGGCTGTGCAAAGAGTTCGCCATCTATTCGCGACGGAAACTCAAGTCGTTCCTGGGAGGCAACTGGGACATTCCAGAGTGCCCGGCCTGGGTGACGGGCCTCATCCTGGGCTACCCGGTCGAGAACACGATCAGCCTTTACGCCAACGCGATTTCCTGACACACACGCCCCGGCGGGCCGCCGCAGCCCCCGAGCGTAGAAACCCCGTGCGGCGGAACGAGGAGAGACGCGATGAAATACGTCCTGTCAGACGTTGCCGGCGAGAACTATCGGTGCGCCGACGGCATGTGGAGCGAGAGCCTGGATGACGCGGAGCGATTCGACCACGACGCGGCAAAGGTGCGGCAGGAGGAACTCCTGACGGCCGGCGTCCACACTCGGATCGTGGAAACCCACGGCCGGAAGCGGAAGACCTCCGAGGCGATGGTCATGCGGGTGTCGAAGGGTCTGGATGCTGTCGAGCGGGCTTGGGCCGGCAAGACCATCGGCATCGGCTACGAGGCCGATGTGGAGGTCGGGAGGATCGTCCTGACGCTCCAGCCCGAAGATTCACCGCAGGATGCCCTGCGGATCAGCGTGGACGTGGCGAACATTTGGATCGGTGAAGGCGAGGAGAACTAGATCATGGAGAAAATCAACCTGGGCGATTACATGACGGTGGCCGAGGCCCGCGAGGCTCTCGGCGCCAGCCAGCGAGGAATCTGGCGGGCGATCAGCCGGGCCGGCAGGGACAAGGTCTGCATCCGGTTTCTTGACCGGACGCTCGTCAAGAAGTCGGCGCTGGCGGTGCTCAAAGAGCACTACTATCCGTACTACAGCGAGGCCCACCAGAGTAAGGTGAAGGAGTGGGGGAGCCGCGGCGGCAAGGCCAAGGCGGCGGCGAAGAAGGCGGTCAAGAAAACCAAACCCAGGAGCACCCGAACGTGAGAACGAACCGACTCTCCCCCTACGAGGCCGGCTGGCTGACCATGCTGATAGAGCAGGGGATATGCACGAGGGGGGACGCCCAGGCGGCCATGCACCGCGTGGCCCAGGCTGCCATCGATGAACTGAACGCCCGCCGCGAAGCGGAGAAGTACGTTCGCAAGAAGAAGCGGAAAAAACGCGAGGACGAGTAGGCTACTGGTCGATAAACTACCCAGCAAGAAACAAGGAGGGGGCAATGGAACTGCATGATGGAGACAAGGTGTGGCTGGCCTTCGCGGTCGCGGAGCCCGATGGCACGGCGAAGGCGTTTGTCCATCGCGGAACGGTCATTTCGGCGCAGCACCGGATCGTGGAAACCGGAGGCATAGTCAGGGCTGTCTATCCGTTTGAGCGAGTCTGCGAGTGCGAGGCCGAGGGATGGCAGGCATGCGCGGCAATGCTGGGCGGATTCGTGAGCACGATACAGCAAAAAATTGACGAGTGCAGCCGCAAGGCCGCACAATTGCAAGTCGGGAAGGCGGTGCCGCAGTGACGTGGAACGAACTCGTTCGCGGCCTGCTGCTCGTGCGGCTGGGTCAGGAACTAGGCACCGACAGCCCGCTGGCCCGGTCGATTCACGGGCTGATCGACACGCTGCTCCAGGCTATTCGTTGAATCGCGGCCGCGGCGACGATGCGTGCCGCCGCGAGTGGCAAGGCAGGCACAGCAGGCGCAAATTAGACAGCGAGTCGCTGCCGCCGGCAGCCTTCTCGTGAATGTGGTCGATCTGCGCCTTCTCGCGGACGATCATTCCGCAGAGTTGGCACTGACCTCCGTCCCGCGCAATGACCGCGAGCCTCGTGCGCTGCCACGCGGCAGACCCGTACCCGCGGGCCGTCGAGGACGGGCGTGCCTCACGCGGGCGGGCCAGCCACTTCGGGCGGAAGGTCGGGATTTTTCGCGGCATATTGCCAGCCTGTCATAAGGACGCGATGAACGTGACGGTTCTTCCACCACTCCCACACAGCCCTTGCGACCAAGTTGGCGAGGATGGAGATCAGCAGCATCGCGACAACGGTGCCGTATTTCTTGCGGCAGCGCAGCCGCAGCCGTGCCGCCAGCACCTCCTCCATGCGGTCAGGGGGCGCGTCGAGCGGATAGTCCTCGACCGCCATCTCGACCAGTTGGTCGCGTAGGCCGCCGTGGATCGCGAGCCGGAGGCCGCCGCGCTTCGCGACGAACTCCTTTAGCGAGCCGTACCTGACTTGTTCTGGCATCTGCCGTCCTTGCATGTTGGCGCCACGAGCACGCTCTTGGGCACCTTCCCCGTTCCGCCGCAATCCTGACAGGTCATGCGCACGACTCCGTCACCAACGACTCCGGCGCCGCGGCACGTTGGGCATGTGTCCCCAGGCTTCGGAGCCGGGGCCGGCGGCGCGGGGGCCGGCGCGGCCATGATCGAATACAGCCCCGTCGGCGCCACGAACGCCTGAATGTCATCGACGGTGGGCGCCGGCGAGCAGGCCAGCGGTAGGGAAATGACGGCCAGCACGCCGCAGCACGCCAGCGCGTCGAGTATTGCGAGTCGCATCAGATGTGCCCCGTAGCGCCAAACGTGGTGTGCTTCCGGCGAGGCCAGCCGGCAACGCTCGACAGCGCGATGCACGAGCAGCGGTCAATCGTGTCGGCCAACGCCCAAAACGAACCATCTGGAATGTCGATGTCCGTTCCGCGGACGCGACGAGGGCCGCGATTCCACTTGCTCCACGAGTTGTTCCAGAGCACGAGCGCCTGCCCGTACTTCTTCACGGTGTCGGGCCGGTCGTCGTAGCCCAGCCAGGATTCCGCGTGCGCCCAACGGGCGTTCTGGTCGGCCACGCCGTCCTCGTTGCGGGTGCTTGAGAACCCAAGGCCGGAGCAATTGAACACGCCGAAGCCGGCGGCCAGGAAGTCGCGGACTTGCTCGCGGCCCTTCAGGAACGTGGCGGTGCGAGCGACGTGCTGCTTCGACTCCGCGAGCCACTCGGCGCCGGGGGCGCGGGAGCCGCCCAGCCGCAGCGTGGCGGTGGTGTAGTTGGTGAGGTCGATCTTGAGGTCAGGGTAGGGCTTGCGAAGCAGGAAGCCCTTCTCGCAGGCGACCTTGGCGGCCTCGCTGCACACCCACCCGTCGCCGTCATACCCGCGCCACGCCCACAGGCTCTCGCTGGCGATGACGGAGTTGCGGACGCCCTCCGGCGGAAGGTCGGGGGCCACCTCGACGTGGCCCGATACCTCGTCGGGAAGGCCGTTCGCGATCTCCATGCCCAGCGACGTGAGAAGGCAGTTCGCGCTTGCCTTCGATACGCAGTCGCCAGTGAGTTGCGCTGGCCCAGGCCAGCAGTCGGGGAACACCTTCATCACCGCAGGGAACAGGAGCGTCAGTTTCCCGGCCCCGGCCCCGGCGAACTCCCACTCATGGGCCACGTCTTCGCCAACGGGGTTGCCGCCGCCGCGAATGATGTAGTCGGCAAAAATCTCGTCGGAGCGAGGATTCTTTCGGCAGCCGACAAGGCCGGCGCCGTAAGCCGAACGCGGATCAAAGTCACTCGCCATGAATCGTGAACGTCCATGAGAGGACACCGCAGGCCGCGACCATCTTTCCGCGAGCGTCGGCGTCGAGCGTCTTGATGTCGGCGCCGTTCGCGGCCACGAACACCTCGTCAATCGCCGGCCCCAGGCCGTCGTACTTCCCCACGTCCTTACGGTCGATGGCGAGGTCGAGGCTGCCGGCGTGGAACGCTTCAAACTTGTTCGTGTCGGTGATGATCGGAGTCGGCCGGTCGCCGTCGCGCAAAAGCACGAAGGCGATGGCCTCGTAGAAGTTCGCGAGATAGGCCCGGTCGCGGGGCGTCATCTTGCTCGCGATGGGTCGCAGGCTTGCGGCCCACTTGAGCGACTCCGGCGGCGGGGCGGGCGCGAGAACCTTGACCGGCGAGGGCGGCCACTCCATCTCCAGCACGGCGCCCTTCCAGGCGAAGAACAGCAGCATGGCGGCCACGATGTAGCGGGGCTTCACTGGTCTGACCCTTGGACGAGGGCGTGAGTGATCGCTTCGATGGCCTTGCCAGCCTCGTCGCTGACGCCGCCCGTCTCCACGAGCCGGGCACGCACGCTCGCCAAGGCGACCATCGCGGCTTGGTAGGTCACGCCGGTACGGGCCGGGACAGCGGGGGCAGGCAGCCGCTTGAGGAGCGGGGCGACCTTCGGCCACAGCCCAACCAGGGCGGCGGCTCCGGTGCCGAGGACGCCGATGGCGATGGAGTCGATGGTCACTTGCGGCCCTCCAGCGTGGCGACGACCCAATCGAAGGCCGCTTTGCCCTCCGGCGTCTGCAAGATGGCCTCGACGTGGTCGAGGGCTTCGTCGTCCAGTTCGGTGCTCGACTTCCCTGCCGCCCACTTGAGCGCGGCGCAGATGGCGACGGCTCGCGAGTGCGGGTCGGCGGCCTCCGCGATGGCCTGGAGGCGACCAATCATCGGCGCCCACTCCGCGAACATCTTCAGTTTGTCGAGCAGCGGCATTCCGGCCCCGTAGACTTCATTTTCGTCCATCGCGATCCTCCTTGTGGCGGTTCAGAAACCGCTGGTACTCCAGGCTTGCGGTTCGGGCCTCGCTGGTCAGACAGCCCCGACAGTAGGGCGTGTCTCGGACGCTGGAGAACAGCGGCGGGCTGTCGTCCCCGTGGCGAGGAAAATCCCTCTGGTCGATTTCGTCGTCGTCAATCGGTGCCATGTACGACGAAATTCATAAGGTCGTAGCAGTCAGAAAACGCGGCCTCCACGATCTCCTTGGCCTCCGTCCGACTCATGGCGCGGCCAAACTTCCACAACTCGTCCGATGTCACGTCGTCACCCTGCCTCACCATGAGGCGGGCTTCCCGCGGCGCCACCAGTAGTCGTATTTCTGCCAGCATCCATGTCGCGCTCGGTAGCCTTATCTATCCTAGCACGCCACGCCCCAGCGAGGCGGGCTTCCCGCTCGGCCGGAGTCCATTCAGCGCGGATTTTGGCGGCCTCTCGGCGTATCTCGTCGCGAGTCGGCAGATACACGTCTGACTCAAGTCGGGCGGGCAGGCCCAGGCTGGCGGCAGCGGCCTCCAACTCGGCCGACGTGAAGCCCATCTCCTCCGCGATCTCCTCCATCGTGAGTTCCCCTTTCCATAGGTGGCGTATAGCCCGCTTCTGGTTGGGGGTGAGCGTCATGGAAGAATGGCGACGTATCTGCTCCCAGGATTGAGATAGAGTTGGTATCCGGCCGCCCTCATGTTCTTGTGCAACAAGACGTGCTCGCAATCGCTACCCTCGTACCGGACGCCAAGGGCGTAGAACGCATCGGCCGCGTAAACGCACAAGCCGCCAAACGCCGAATTCATCGGCACGGGCGGCGAGCCAATCGGCAGCAGGAGCATGTGAAACCACGCCATTCCGCCCGGCCCGCCCCTGCGATCCTCCCAAAAGTTCATCCGCGCGGCCCAGGCGTCGTACTGGGCAACCCCAGGACTGCCGTCGCGGCCTTTGCTGACAAACAGCGACATGCTCGCCATAGCGCCGGCCAGGGCTGGCTGGAGAGTGCTAGACCGCAGTTCACACAGCAGTCCGATGGAGTTCAGGATTCCGGCGGTGCTGAACCCTCCGTGCGGGTCGAGGTCGAGCACGATGACGTAGTCGGCGTCGGGGTGGTTCTTGATCGCCCAATCCCGGCAGCGGTTTCGGTATTCCGCCAGCCGCACCGTCCGCTCCGGCTCAAATCCACGAACGTCGGGGCGGTCGAGCGTGGCGTGCTCGGTCGTCACCCACGGCCGCGAGGCGGCGAACTCCTTGAGAACAGCGTCTGTCCCGTCGGTCGAATCGTTCTCAAAGACGTAGAAGACCGCCTCGCGAAACATGGCCGCCGACTCCTCGACCAACGCCAGGGTGTTGGTCAGGTGCGGCATCGCATCTCTCGCAATCGCAAGAAACACGACCTTCGTCCGAAGCGCCACGTCGCGGCCCACCGCGACGTGGCGCTCGTAGCCGTCAAGGTACTTGTCCTCGACCGGCCAGATGGAGTCGGCAGTTGTCATTCGTCGGAGTCCGCGCTTTCGTCGGATTCCGGCTCAACGGCTTCCGCCACGATGGAGGGAGCGAACATCCAGAAGTGCTGCGGGTGGGCGTTTTCCGCCGGGTGGCGAATGACCCGCACCTCGTCACGCCCAAGGCGCCGCAGTTGCGCGCCCACAGCCTCCCTCGTGTCGTGAATCTCCACGAGGAACCGCGTGCCGGCAAAGTGCTCAGGCGATGCGCCGGAAAGAACGGCCGCCTCCGCGCCCTCCACGTCGATCTTGACGAAGTCGATCTCGTCGGTGCCGAAATACTGCCGGCACACGTCGCGGAGCACGTCGAGCGACAGTGTCGTGACGCTGACGGTCTGCGCGACCGGAGCATCCTCCTGGCCGGCGCCACCGATTGGATGCTCGGCCAGAAGCGACGACTGCCGCGTGTCCGGTCGAAGATGGAAGTCGGCCACGGCGTGCTTCTCGCCGGCCGCCACCATCATGTGATGGACGTTGCCGGGAAGCCCGTTCAGCAGTTCTCCGTATGCTCGCGGGTCAGGCTCAATCGCCAGGACGTGGTCGAACTGGTTCGCCAGCCAGCGAGTCCACTCGCCGGTATTCGCGCCGATGTCGATTGCCACGCGGCAGCGACCGGCGACCGCACGATCCGCGAACTCGGCCAGAAATTCTTCTTCCATCACTGTGCCTCGCATTGTGAAAGAAACGCTCGCACGTCCCCCGCGGAGTAACACACCGCGGTGTCGCACCCTGCGTCAGCCAACTGACGCAGACGGTGCTGTTGAATCTTTGTTGGGTGCTCCCCAGGCCGCTTGAATTCCATCCACGCCGCCCGTCCGTTCTTGATCGCCAGCACGTCGGGCAGCCCGGTCATCTGGTACGCGCCGCCGTGCAACTTGATCGCGAACCACCCCATCTCCTTGGCCGCCGCCATTCCCTTGGCGACGATTGTCTTCTCTAGCGGCTTCCGGCCGGCACCAGATACCCGCACGGCGTGAACCGGAACTCCGGCGGCGTCCACCTCTGACGCCGCAGCCCGACGCGCCTCTGCTCGCGCTCCTCTGGACTCCATGTCGCGCGAATCGCTGCCGCGCGGTCGTGAATTTCTTCGATTGAGGGGTCGGGCTGGTTTTGACGCTTGACGCGGCGCGGTAGCGAATACGCTCGCCCTAACTTCCACAGCCGCACGAGCGTGACGCCCAGTTCCTTTGCGACTTGCGTGTTTGTCTTCGTTTCGTCGTACCACAGTTCGTACAGTTTTTCGCGTGTGAAGTTCATGCTCACCTTCTCCTTGGTGTTGCGGAATAAGTAGCCAACCAGATCAAGCAATCGACAAGCGGGACGGGCGAGGCCCGTCAACGTGGTTCACGGGCGGCAGGCGACGACCGGAGTCGGCATGGCGGCTGCCCAGGCGCGAGGCCGCGACAATGCCGGCAGCGGTAGCGGCAACGGCGATCATCGTGAACAGGTCGCGGCGAATCACGGCAAGACTCCATTCCTGCGGGGGTCAATAGTGTCGCGGACGGTAGCCTACTGGTCAAGGTCTTTTTTCGGCTCGTGCTCGCCGCAGCCGGCCTCGCTCGACACGACCGGGAACCGCCACGGCTCGTCGGGGAAATTCCCCGGCCGGCAGGGCGGCAGCCGCCGACACTCCCCGACACCGTCGCCGGCCGGGCGGAAAAACAGGCAGTCTGCGCAGGTCATTTCTTCCTCGCCTTCGCGCGGGCCTTCTCCGCGATGTCCATCGCGATGGCGACCGCCTGGGGATGCGGCGTTCCGGCCTTCACTTCGGCCGAGATATTCGCCGCGAGGTTGGCCTTGATCGCCTTCTCGGTCTTGCCGCCTTTTTTGAGTGGCATCACGCTGCTCCTTGTAGCGCCTTCTCGCGGCGGGCCAATTCCACGTCGGAATCGACCATCATCCGCACGAGGCCGTCGAAATCGACCGCCGGCCACCACAGCAAATCGCTGCGGGCCTTGTCGGGGTCGCCCAGCAGGAAATCGACCTCCGCGGGCCGGTAATAGCGTGGGTCGATGACGACGAAGTCCTCGTAGTCAAGGCCCGCGTGGGCAAAGGCCCGCTCGCAGAACTCCCGCACCGTGTGCGCCTGCCCCGTCGCCACGACGTAGTCGCCGGGCGTCTCCTGCTGGAGCATGAGCCACATGGCGCGGACGTAGTCCCCGGCGAACCCCCAATCCCGGCGGGCGTCGAGGTTGCCCAGGTGGAGCGTCGATTGCAGGCCCGCCTTGATCCGGCCCACTGCCCTCGTGATCTTCCTCGTCACGAACGTCTCACCGCGGCGAGGACTCTCGTGGTTGAAAAGGATGCCGCACGAGGCGTGCAGGCCGTAGGACTCGCGGTAGTTCGCCGTGATCCAGTGGGCGTAGACCTTGGCGCACCCGTAGGGCGACCGGGGGTGAAACGGCGTGGCCTCGCCCTGCGGGGGCGGCGTCGAGCCGAACATCTCGGAACTGGAGGCTTGGTAGTAGCGGCAGCGGTTGCCAGTGGCGTCCTCGTAGTCGCGGATGGCCTCCAGCATCCGCAGCGCGCCGATCCCGGTGGCGTCGGCCGTGTAGACAGGCTGGTCGAAACTGACGCGGACGTGCGACTGCGCGGCCAGATGGTAGACCTCGTGCGGCGCCACGTCGCGGACGATGCGGCTCATCGCCGTGCCGTCTGCCACGTCGCCATAGTGCAGTTTGAGTTGGTCGTAGAGGTGGTCGATCCTGGCGGTCGGGAACGTACTCGACCGTCGCATGACGCCATGCACCGCGTACCCCTTGGCGAGCAGGAACTCTGCCAAGTAGGAACCGTCCTGTCCCGTGATGCCGGTGATGAGGGCACGCTTGGTCACGAGTCACCGTCGATGTCGTAGGGCTGCGGAGGTTCTGTGGGGAACGGCAGCACGTCGGGCCTGTCGGCGGGCGGCGACAGCCTCGCCAGAAGGCCACGCAGCGCGGCAGAATGATTTTCCTCCCAGCAATGAAGGGCGTTCAGTTCGATTGAGGCGACGATCAACGCCTCGCGTTCCTCTGGAGTAAGAAACGACGTTCCGGCCTCGACGTGTGCCATTTCGGTTGCCTTATCCTGCGTGTTAATCACGGGCCATGCTGTTTCGCGGCCGTTCGACGTGAATTCTCGGCGCGTTATCCGCCGTTCTGGCCGCCGCATCGGCAAGGCCCATTTGGTACGCCTTCTCCGTGAGCGTCAAAATCCGCCACAGTTCGCTGCTCATCAGTTCGTCGCCGTCATCCTGCTGCTCCGACAAATCTCTGGCCGCGAGATACCACGCCTGCAAGGCTTGCAGCGACGGCGGCTTCGTCCATTCCTTCGACTCGTATGCGCCGCCGTCAATGAACGACCTCGCCCGTTCAATGTTGTCCACTTCGATATTGGCAAGTTCGCAAAGTTCGATCCACTTTGCGACCAGCGTGTCGAACCAACTATCGCTCACGTCTTGTCTCCTCCGTTTGCAGAACCACGCGATGCAGCGGACATCTCATCAACGTCGCTCATGTGTCAATCTCCTGTGTTCGATGCCGCTGATCGCTGGCGTTCTGCTAGTTCCCGCAGTACCCTTCGCACTCGTCCTGAAACCCGCGCAGGTGCCGGAACATGTTCATCTGCCCGCTCTTCTCGTCGGCGGGCCGTAGGTCAACCTCGTCCAGCGGCACGCACGCCTTGTGCAAGTATCGGTGAGCGTCCAGCCCGGTGCCGGTGCGGCACACCTTGTCGATGTGCACGGCACGCTCCCAGCCCTTGGGATCGTCGGCCTTCAGCCGACGCCACTCCTCGTCTGACTTGAACGGGCAGAACACGCAGGCCGAGCGTGGCACCTCGTATGGCATACGCTCGCGTAGGTACGATTTGCAGTCGCCGCGATCCCATTGCATCTCCCAGAGCGGGAAATGAACCTTCCAGTTTGACGGCTTGGCGAGGAATCGTTCCTTGACGCGGATGACCCGCTTCGGCTCGTCGAACGACAGCCCCATGTATTGGTGAACGATGACCTCTTTCGGCAGCGGCCTGCCGAACTGCCCGCCGCAGTGCTCGCGGATCAGTCGCTCAATCGGCTTGACCTTGAAGTCGGCTGTGCATTGCCGCTGGATGATGCCCTTCTGTCCGGTCTGCGGATGCACCGTGAATGCCGGGATCGAAACGTAGTGGCCGCCGTCAGTGCGGGTATTGCCAGACGCATCGCTGCCTTGCTCCAAGGCAGCGCCCAGCCGCCCCGCTGTCGTCCTCACAATCGGCGGGCCGCCCTGCTTTTCCAGCCATTCCAGGTGCCGGTATACCTCGTCCGGCTCCTCCTGCGTGTCCGCGAAGATGGCGGCATCGAATCGCGGCACTTCCGGCTCGTCGCCGTCGATACTCAAGAGGTAGAGCGCCGTCGATTGGACGCCAGCGCCGAGATTGAGGAAGTGGTGCTCAGGCATTGCCCATCTCCGAGGCCAACGCAGCAGAACCAAGCGATGCAACGGACGGCGGGTCAATGTCGTTTGGTGTTGTCATGCCTTGCGTCCGCCGCCGTTGATCTTCCGTGTTCTGTGGCTACTTGCCGTCGCTCGGCGGGGCCGGGAGCGGCATCCATGCCACCGGCTCGGCCACAACATCTTCACCATCAGTAAATCGCGGCCCGTTCTCGTCCTGCCTCCAAAACGTGGCTGGCTTCACGCCCAGCCTTTTGAGCCGTGTCCACTTGTGCCGGGCGTTTGACCAATCGTAGCGACGGTGAGCGACGATGACTTGCTCACCCCACTCAGGCAATTGCTTTTTCACGCTGATCCATTTCACGGTCTGATCCTCCACGCCCACAGAACCACGCGATGCAGCGGACGAGCCGCTGATCGCTGGCGTTATGCCTTGCCCTTGAGTCCCCGAAGCAGTTCAACTAAATCCTTCGCCTTCCTTTCGTCCGGTGTCGGCCCAAAATGCTTGTCAACTGCCGGCCTTGCTTTCTCTCGCCCTGCTTCGAGTTCTTCCGCTGTAATCACGCCTTTTTCCAGCAGCGAGTGCAGCAGCCCCGCGTAGTTCATGGCGTGAGCGCGGCTCACCTCGTTTACGCTCTCTAGCACTTCTCTGAACGCCCGCTCGACTAGGCGAGCATCGGCATAACCAGCGGATGCAGGAGACGGCTCGGCCGGCTCTTTGGTGTTGTCATCGCTCATTGTTCGCCGCTCCTGATCCTGCGTGTTCTCAGTCACCGTATTTTGCCTTCGCCGCCGCCAGCACCTTATCCGCCGTCGTATGCCCGGCCGCGACCATCTCCAGCCCGCCGAGCAGAAATCCGTATCGGCTGGCGTTGTCTGCCATGAGTCGCACCGCCTCGCTCGCAGACTCGCTCTGCCGCGTCAGCAACGCCCGAAGGGCGACGATCTCGTCGCGGGCGTCATGCAGCGTCTCGTCTGCGTCGGCAGCGTCCTCGCCCTCCAGCCATCGGTTGATGCGTGTCACAACGTCCCTCATGTTTGCCGCCTCCTTTGTTCGCGGCTGTTGATCTTCCGTGTTCTCACTTCAGCCGCCCCAGCAACGCGCGGAGCGTGTCGCCAAGGGGAACCGCTGCGAACCATTCAGCCGCCAACTTCACCGCCTCACGCTCCTCGTCGGTAAGCGTGGCGTCCATCGTCACCGTCACCGCACCATCGCACACCGACAGCGTGGCGTCCTGATCCGCGAGGCGGCGGATGGCTGTGCGGAGCAGTTCCATTTCCGCGTGCGCCGATTGAAGCCGCAGCCGCGCGATTTCGGCGTCTCCGCATTGAGAACCAGTGCGGACGAATTGGTCGATGTTCATGGCTCGCTCTGATGTATTGAGGGCGGGGTTTTGTGTGTCCTGTGCCCCGCGAACAGGCATGTCTTGGTCAGTTGCTGTACCGGGTCACGGCGTACCACCGGCCGTTCGCACCGCGGGCCACGGCCCGCTCGCGGACGACGTAGCGGCTGTCGCGGCTGTAACAGCAATTGTCCAGAGCCTGGGCTGGCGTGCTGCCCATACCTATTCCCTCCCGGCAGCCGCATGTGCCGCGGTGGCGGAAGCAGCCAGTGCGGGCCATCTCGTTGGCGTCGTCCTGGGCACTCGTCCGCACGACCGTGCGGGAGTAGTAGCGTTCTGCCTGGGCCGCACCGCACGTCACGGCGAGGGCGAGAAACAATGCGATCCGTCGCATATCAGAGTCTCCAGAGTCCATCGATCCACGACCGCACGCGCGGCCGTCATTCCCAGGCGGGTTCCACCACCGGGTAGTCTTTGATGCGGTTTTGATTTGTGCCTCGGTACGACCACCACGTCTTTTGCCCCTGCGGCCAGACGGAAATGGTCAAGCAGTAATAGTGACTCACGATGCCGGCCATGCTCCACTCCGGCACGCAGACGGTCATGCAATTTGGCCTGCCGAACGACCGCATTTCGCCGTCGAGCGGGCCGCCCACGCACTCGTGCGCCACCTCGTCGCTCATTTGCTGGCCTCCGGCAACTCTGGCAGCGGCATCCAGTGCGTGACGTTCTGAAGCGACGAGATGGCCGGCAGGCCGCACGGCTCGTCGTGCCACCACGCGGCCATATCGATGTAGCGGTTGCCGTTGGCGACCTCTCGCACGACCAGCACCCTGGCATCCGGCGGCCGCTGCTTCGCCATCGGAATCCACTTGCCGAACTTCTTCCTGGCCGCCTTGGCTGCTCGCGCACACTTCGCTGCAAATCGTTTTCGCTGGCGAGCGAGCGATTCGTCGCAGGCGTCGGTAAAAACTTCGTCGTTTGTTGTCACTGGCCCACCTTCTTGAGCCGCACCATCACATAGGTGCCAAAGAACGCGCCGCTGGCAAGGGGCACGAGGTAGAAGATGTTTTTTGAATAACTGACGACGCCGAACGCCAGCAGGCTGTAGATGACAGAGGTCAGGAGCGCGGCCGTGACGGCCCGTCGCTCGCCCACGCAGATGACGTACCATGCGTAGAGCATGTCGATGGCGACGTAGGTCACAAAAATCATCGCGGCGGTAGTCCACGAGAAGTCATTCATTGATGACCTCCAGAACGTACTTGGTCATTTCGTGGGCGTAGGCTCGCAGAGAGTCGGACAGGTGGAACGCCGCGAAAGCGAGCGCGGATGCGTTGGTTTGCTTTGCCATCTCGGCCGCGTCCTCTACAGACACTCGCAAGTCGCGGAAAACCTCATTTGCCAGCATCAGTCGCCGCAGGGCGGCGTCCTTCTCCGCTTGGTTCATGCGCAGGCGGCCATCCGCTCCTCTGCCAGCCTGACGTAGTCGGGGTTCAGTTCGATGCCGATGGCGCTGCGGCCAAGCGACACGGCGACCTCAAGGGTGGTGCCGGTGCCCATGAACGGGTCGAGCACCACGCCGCCGGCCGGGCATCCGGCGCTGATGGCCGGCTCGACCAACTTGGGAGGCATGACGGCGTAGTGATTCCCGCCGTAACTTGCTGACGCCACGACGTAGCCAAGGCTCTCCGTCCACCAATCGGTGTTCCGGCGGTTCCTGCCCTTGGGGTTGCTGGGCGTCTCGTGATCGTGCCGAACGGCGTAGGGGCCGTCCTTGCCGGCCGAGATTCGGGTGTATTGGTCGCGGGCCAGCGTCGATGGACAGACCGGCAGCCGCACAGCGTCGGCGTCATAGTGGTAGCCGGTAGCCTTCTTTGTGAAAAGGAAGAAGTATTCCAGGCCGTTCGACGGCCGGTTGGTGACGGCCTCGGGCATTGGGCTGCGCTTGATCCACGGAGCGGCTGACCGCAGGAACCAGCGGCGGGCGTACCCAGGTGCCGAAAGAGACATGGCCGACGCGAGCGACCAGGGGATGCCGGCCAGCGAGCCGCCGTGCATAGTGTCGCCCAGGTTGACCCAGCACGTCCCGTCGTCGCGGAGGACGCGGCGCACCTCGTCAAAAATCAGCAGAAGACGCTCTACGAACATCATCGGATCGCGCTCGGCCCCCAGTTCTCCGGCGCCGCCGCCGTAGTTGCGGGCCTTCCAGTAGGGCGGCGACGTGACGACGCAGTGGACGCTCTGATCTGCGAACGTCTTGAGAACGTCGATGCAGTCGCCCTCGCGGATCATCACAGACATTTTGCCTGCTCCTGCTCCAGCCACTCGGCGGCCTTCACGAGCCACGCGGCGGCCTTGCGGAGCAACTCGGGGCGTTCCGAATAGTCGGCGTCATCCGACTCCTGCGGGATCGTGTCGATACGCACGTCAACATACGGAGCCGTCAATTCATCGATGCACTCCATGACGAACTGCTCGTCATCAACGCGAAATTCTGGAGGCCGCTTCATGCGATTACTCAATCCATGTAGGGGACGAGGGTCAGGTAGCACACAGCGCCGACAAGCACGAGCACCGCGAACACGTTTAGCCACAGGTTTGTCATCGCCCGGCCCCGGCGCCTCGCAGCCACGAGAACCACGACTGCTTGCTGGCCGGCTTCTCAAGCAGCAAGAACTTGACGTTGACTAATGATCGCAACTCGCGGAAGGTGTCCCGCGTCTGGATCATTTCCTCGACAGCGACCTCGCTGTGCTGGCGAACGGAGACGAGGCCGCTTTCAACCTCTGAAATCCTCGCCGCCAAGACGGCGATCTGCCGCATGATCTCGTCGTGCGTAGTCGCGGGCTTCTGTACGGGCTTCTTCTTGCTCATCGGGCGACCCTCTCCTCCCGCGCTGCCGCGTCGGCTCGGGTCAGCAGTTCGTCGCGGACGACCGTGACGTGCTTGGGTGCGGTAATGCACAGCCGCACGCGGCCGTCGGGCAGGACACGGCCGACCGTGACCTCCACGTCGTTCCCGATCCAAATCCTTTGACCGGCTTTTCGTGTGATGACGAGCATGGTCGCAACTCCTTTTGCGTGGTGGGTAGCCTAACGGGCTATCTGGCGACGGTCAATGCGTGTTTCTGGACGGCCTCTCTGACGAACTGCCGGGGGTGCTCCGCGACGGCCCAGGCCAGCCACTCCGGCCCTCGCGGCTGCCTGCTAATCTCGTCCAACGTCATGCCGGCGAACCGGCCGTCGGACACAACGAACACGTCCCCCTTGGGCTTGAGGTGGTCTTGGATGGCGGCGACTCGCTGCCGGGTGCCGCACAGCGCACACTCGACCGTCCACTCGCCGTCGAACTCCGCGAGAATGTCTTGCGAGCCGGCCGCGCACGAGTCGTCAGCGCAGACGTACTCGCCATCGATGGTGCCAAGGGCCGGGATGGGCCTTTCCCCTATAAAATAAGGGGCCAAAACGGGTGCGACGACTTCGGCTGGAGGGGGTGCGGCCTTTGCGCGCGCGCGGGACTTTCCACCCTTCTTCTTCGGCTGCGGCTCGTCGGGCGAAATATCAAACAGCATTGGCGCTCTCCTTTGTGGGGTTAGGTAGCCTGCGTCAGAGGGGCAATTCCATTCGGTACTTCTCGCGGGGGTCGTGCGCGACCACCAGCCGCTTCCTGGCCCTGGTAACGGCGACGTATTCGATCCGCCGCTCCTCGTCGTGCCGCTCATCGCTCCGCTCCTCCCCGTCGCGGATGCGGCGGCCGACGCTGGAAAGCACGATCACGTTGTCTGCCTCCATGCCCTTGGCCGCGTGGATCGTGCCGATGCGAATCTTCGGGCTGGCGACGACCTCCAGGCCGAACTTCTTGGCCGCCCGGTGCCACTTGATGCCGCCGTCCACCAGTTCGCACCAGCGGCCGTCCGCGATCATGCCGCGGAGGTGCTCGGTCGCGCCGACGCCGGCCAAGTCCTCGGGGAACAGAATGTCGTGCCGCTCGGCCAGCCCTCGACTCCACTGGGCCTTCGACCCGCGGGCCAGCAGCGTCTCCTTGTGCTCGACGCCGGCCTCGCGGCGGATCGTCTGACTCGGCAGGAGGTCGATGGCCTGCGTCCACTCCTCGCGGGTGGCGTGCTGCCCGTGCTCTAACTTCCACAGCCCCGCCATGCCGATGTCGGCGTTGTGGGCGCCGTCCTTGGCCTTGATCCGGCGGTACGGAACGCCGCAGTCCTCCAAGATGCTGGCGATCCTGCCGACGTTGCGGTTCGTCCTGGCAATCACGAGCGTCTCCCGGTCGGGCGTGAGGTCGCTCAAATCGTCTTCGTAGTTGCCGCTCTCGACCACCTCGCCGTCATGGTCGGCCGCCGCGATTCCTCTGTTCCAGTAGCCTTTGTGGAGTCGCTGAAGGCAATCCTCGCCCAACTGGAGGATGGGGGCCGCGCAGCGGTAAGACTTGGGCATGATTTCCTGCCTGACGACCGGCCAGCCCATGAAGAACTCGCTCGACGCCCCCGCCCACGAGTAGAGCACTTGAAACGGGTCGCCTACGATCCACGCCCACTTGCACGAGTCGCCAGACACGAGCCGCCGGCAGGCCATGTCGAGGAGTTTTGATGCGTCCTGGGCCTCGTCAAAAATCCAGCCCACGACCCCATCCGGCACCTTCCCTTCGGGGGCGACGAAGTCGGGGCCGCCGGCCGGGTCGTTGCTCACGCCAACGAACCGGCAGAGGAGGTCGGTGAAGTCCACGCGGCCGTCGAGCCGCTTGGCCGTCTCGTACATCTCAATGCGGCGGATCACCTCCTCCGCGGACGGAGCGTCGTCCTCCCACTCGTAGGCAGATTCCGCGATCTCCCGCAGGGGCACGACCATCGACCGGGCCAGCGACCAGTAGTTCAGCGCCGCCGCCGCCACCGGGTCGCCCGTGTAGACCGCGTATCCGCCGTCCTCCTCCACCGAATACGCCACGTCGCTCCCCAAGGCTTCAGACACCCATTTGTCGTCGGCCTTGCTGCCGCCAAGCACTTCCCCCTTGCTGACGCCCAACTGCCGGTAGGCCACGCTGTGGCACGTCCTGAACCACCCGTCGCGCTCCAGTTCGGCTTGGGCCATGCCCCACGCCTGGGCGGCTCGGCCGGCGGCCTCGGCCCTGGCCGCGCGGGTGAAACTGGAGAACCCGATGGCGAACGGGTTGCCGCCCACCTCGGGTCGGGCCAACGCCTTCTCGGCGGTCGATATCATCAGCCGCGTTTTTCCCGTCCCCGCGCCGCCAATCGCCCGAAGCACCTTCACGCCGTCCATTTGCTGATCTCCAAAATAGGGCTTTTTTGATGTTTTTGAGTCGTCAAAAACTTTTTCCGTCCACAAAAACCGCTTCACTTGTGGAAAAAATGAGGCTTGGACGCCGATTCTCCGTCCAAATCATTTTTTCCCGTCCAACGCATCTCCTTTACCAGCAACGACTTACGTCAAAATCCGCTAAAGCCGCGTCGTTTGGCAGATTTTTTTGCCACAATTTTTTTCGCTCATCCCCGTATTAGGCGGAATTGCGTCCGCGGGCTTCGGCGCCTCCAGGCCGCCCTCGGCCAGATGCTGGATGGCCTCGACCCACTCGGGCGCGAACACGACGTAGGACTGCTTGTGGCCGCCGAACGTGTGCCGCTTCTCCACGAAGTCCTTGACCCCCAGGCGGTCGCAGAGCATCCGCTTGATCCGCAGCCGCTCCCCGGCCGCCACGTCGTGCGCCCGGCCGATCTCCTCCCAGGTCTTGGCCCATCCCAGCCACAACTCCCGGCTGGTGACCCACCTGGGCCTCCCTGACTTCTCTGGTTCCGGCTTCTCCTCGGACGGCGGCTTGGCCCTCGCGAGGGCTTCTAGGAGGTACGCTGCCAGCGTGGCGTACCGCAGGCTCGACGCCCCGACGTGAATGTCGTCTTCCTTCTGCTTGGCGAGCAGCAGTTTCTCAATCAGCCCCGCCAGCCGCGGCCGCTTGCTGTTGCCTTCCTGGCCTCGCCACACGACTTGCCAGAGTTTGCCGTCCCCGTCGAGGATCACGCGCCGGGTGGCCTCAAAGACCTTGGCCGCCACCAGTTTGGCAGACCGAAAGTCGTTGAAGTTGAACGCCACCCGGCCCTTGCACGGCGTGTTCTTCCATGCCGGCACGCACAGCACAACCTCGGCCGGGTCACCGTGGACGACCTGAATCGACCAATCTCCGGGGAGCCACTCGCCCGGCGGCCAGCCCTCGACCGGCGCCCACTTCAGCCCCTGGAGCGAGTAGCCGCTGACCGGCACTTGCTGCGTCTCGTTCTCGCGTTCCTCAATCTTCGCAGCGACCTTGGCGATCTCCTCGTCGTCCTCCGGCACGTCCTCGCTGCGGGCCTCCATTTTTCGCCGGTACTCGACCACGCTGTAGAACATCGCCCTGACCTCGTCGCTGGTCTTCGGCGGCTTGCAGCGGTGCTGGTTGACCAAGCCGATCTCAACCAGCATGTCGGCCTGCACGCTGTCGCGCAGATACCGGGGGTGCGCGAACACCTTGCTGGTGACATAGGAGAGCAGCGACGGATGCCTGTTGCCCTTGCCCACGTCGCCGTGGAGCACGGCCCGCGACGACACGCCGCCCGCGTTCTTGCCGCCGGCAGACAGGTCGGCATCGTTGACGATGGCACGCAGGAGCACGTCGGGCAGGGGTGCAAACGGCAACTCCTCCATCGAAAAACCCGGCTTCCAGCGGTACTGGATTCCAGACCAATGCCAAGACGGCGGCAGCACGCTCTGGCTGGCTTTCTCGCCAGTGCCCAGGCGAACCTCCAGGCCGCCGGGATGCACGACCGCCTTGCACTCGGAGAGCCTGTCGTCCCACAGGAACAGGCGGTGCTCGGAGCGGCCGGAGACGTAGGTCGGCGTTTCTATGTCGCAGAGGCCCAGCGTCTCGGCGTAAGCCTTTGCCCGCTCGTCGTCCCACTCCATGTCGATGATGCCGCTGCGCGGCCCCAGCACGGCGCCGATGTTGAACGGGATACCCTCCTCCAGCCACGCCAGGATTTCGTCCTCGGTGGTGGCGGCGCGGTTCGCCCAATCCTTGCCGCGAGGGTGCTTGCCGCACTGGAGTTCGGCTGGCCCACCGACGCGGTGGTCGGGGTTCGCGCAGGTGCAGTGACCCTCTGGTGTGATGCCGTACAGCCGCGCGATGTGGATGCCCTTGCTGATCGCCAGGGCGGCGGCGCGAAAGAGAACGTCAGGATTCCATTCGTATGCCATGAGAACCTCCTTGTGTGTTGGAAAAGCCCCCGCGGGGCCGGCGTCATGCCGGCCCCGCGGCAGGCCATTCGCTCGCCGGAGATGGTGGGAAAGGTGACACCAGTGCCCTCGGCAAACTTCCGCTGTTACGACGCCACGACGCGGCTAGGCGACCGGCCCGCCACCGATGACGTAAGGCGGGTTTCCGCCGCCGGCCCGGCCGGGTAGGTCACTCGTCCTCGTGGCTGACGACCGGGGAGCCGGCCGGCGGCGCGTTGAACATGGCCTTCAGCGGCACCGTGTAGGTCTTTCGGGCGACCTCGGCCTGCTCGTCGCTGATCGTGCCGATGACTCGCGGCACGATCTGCGAGTACGGCTGGCCTCCGGTGGACTTGGCCTTCTGGAGTTTCAAGCCGATCACGCAGGCGTAGTGGAAGTCGGGAAGACGCTTCCGCCACGGCTCAAAGATTGCGAGCGACCCCGGCCCGACGGTCACGAGGATCGGCCATGTGTCGCCCTGACGAAGAATCGCCAGGATGCGGCTCTCCTTGACCTTCTTGCCGGCGCTCGACCCCTTGCCCGCGCCCCAGCCGAACTCAGGCGACGTGGAGATGGACGCCCAATCGTACCGGCGGTCACCCAGGCGGTACTTCTCCAGGCTCTTGGGATCGATTTCGCCCAACTCATCACTCACTCGGTAGCCAATGATGAGGTCGTGCGTCACGATCACGGGCCGCATGTCGCTGGGGTCGGCCTTCGGCCACAGCACCCCACGCTTGCCGACGGCGACAAGGAGGCCGACCAACTCGTCGGTGCTCTCGACGTTGCCGTTCACGTCCACGTTCCACTTCGTCGCCCCGCCGGCCGGCGTCGGGACACGAACCAAGTCCTGCTCCCGCATCGGCTCGCCGTCGAGGTTTGCCTGGATGATGAGCGCCTGCTTGCTGTTCGCGCCAAGCGCCGGGTAGTCGAGAGTCTTCACGTCCGTACTGATTGCTGTGCTCATAGTTTCTCCTTGAGCGCACTTTCCGATCCATCAACGCCGGCACCGCAACGCGCGGCCCGGCACGTCTGCTAGTCCTTGCGCGGCAGGGTCACATGCCGGATGCGTGGCTGAACGAACTCGCCAACCAGCCCCTCAAACGCCGTCCCCGCGGAGTGCTCGGCGTGCGCGGGCTTGCCGGCGGCCTTGGCCTTTTCCTTGAGGATGGCCTTGAGCCGCGCGGTGTTGACCATCGCGACCTCTTTCTCCACGCCCTCGGCCTTGGCGGCCGCGAGCACGGCATCTCGCCGCTCCTGACTCACGCTCATGGAGTGGTCGTATTCGACGCGCCACGAGCGGCCTGCCACGCGGACGCCGTCGAGCCGCTGTTCCAGCATTTCCTCGACCGCCAGCCGCTCCAGATGCTGGCGGCGCTTCCCCAGGCGGTCGGCCTCGTCTTCCAGTTCGCGGGTCTTGCGGTCGATCTCTGCGATTTCAGAAAGGTACGCCTGCAACCCCGTTGTCTCGGGTTCGGTAGCCTGCGATGACTGCATCGATCACTTCCTTTCGTTGGGACAGGGCTTCATAGACACGACCATCCACGGTCTTTCGCGCGTTCGGTAGCGTAGCGATTAGGTGGTAGAAATGCGTGGTCTTCGTCTGGCCGGGGCGGTGCAGCCTCGCTACGGCCTGGAGGTATTCCGCGAGGCTGTAGCCCAGCGAATAGAAAAAACCGTAGGCGCACATCGACATGTCTACGCCCACGCCGCCGCTGGCAATCTGCGCCACGAGGAGATTCGTCCGACCGGCCTGCCACTCGGCAAAGTCGTTCATTCTACCCGACAGTTCGCTCACGCTGCGGCCAACGCGCTTCGCTGCGTCGATGCCTGAGTCGAGGTCGGAACGAAACCGGCAGAACACGACCGCCTGCTCGTCGGGGGAGAGGTCGGCCAGCCGATCCTCCAGCGCCGCCTGCTTGCTCGGCCGCTCATCGATCCTCTTGGCCGCCAGTTGCTCGTCGTACTTGACGTAGCCGCCGCAAATCTGCTGAAGCCGCAGCACCGCGACCATCGCGTTGGCCGGCGTGACGGTGCCTGCCTCGCACACCGCGCAGAATTCTCGCTCCACCTCCATGTAGAGCGAGGCTTCTGCGGGCGTAAGTTCGACGGGCACGTCCTCGACCATCAGCGGCGGGAGGTCGAGCACGTCTTCGCTTTTACGGAGAAACGTCGTGGCGGCGACCTTCTCGGCAAACTCCTGTTCCATGTCGCGCCGCAGGCCCAGGACGGCGCCGCGGATATGCGGATGGATGGCGAAGTATTTCGCCTTGAACATGGTCACGAGCGACCCGAACGTCGGGCACTCCGGCGACTCGACGGCTCGCCACGTCCCCAGCGCGTCTAGGGGAGAATGAGCCAGGAGCGTGCCAGACATGCCGATCCGCTTGGCTGTCGGGTTCCTTTTGCAGAGTTTCGCGGCCCACTTGCTGGCGGCGCCCGTCGCGCTCTTGAGCCGGTGAACCTCGTCCCACACAAGACAGGCCCACGGCACTCGGTCAAGCGTCGGCATCAGCCGCAGGCTCTCGTAGTTGCCAACGATGATGAGCGGCGACGTGTCGCAGAGGGCCGCCACGATGCGGGCCTCCTTGTCGCGGGCCGTGCCCTTGTCGAGCACGAGAACCCTGACGCCCGGCAGCCACAGGCCCGCCTGCTTCGCCCAGGCCGGCATCACCGCCTTGGGGCAGCCCACGAGGATGCGGGCCGGCTTCCCTTCCAGCCTGCACTCCTCAATGAGCAGTCGGGCGACCTCCAGGGCGACACGGGTTTTCCCCGTCCCCATACCGCAGTGGAGCAGAACGTCCCTGCGCCCCATTGCGTATTTGATCGCGTCCTGCTGGTGCTGCCACAACCAACTCATCGCACTCCTCCTTGAGCGGGAGGGGAGGATAGGGGTTGGCAGGCTACCCGTCAAGACACAAAACGAGGCCCGTCAGGCGTAGCGGGCTTTGCCCCGTTTTTTGCCGGCCTTCTCTGCGGCGGCGACCTCCCGGCGGTTGGCCTCGCACGACCGCCGGCTGATGATGATGCAGCGACTGCCCCCGCTGTGCCGGGGATTCCACGGCACCCGCCCGCTAATTTTGCCCTGCGTGACCAGCCTGGGCACCAGCGAAATGTGGACACCTAGTAGTTTGGCGGCCTCGGCCGTCCCGATGGCGTCTCCGTAGTCGATCTTCGGCGTCATGGCCGCCAGCCGCTTGAGCATCGCTGGCCGGTCGTCCAGCCACGCCCGCGGTCTGTACGTCCTGCCGGCCTTGCCGGCCTGCGCGATCTCGTAGTCCGCAAAGTTTTCCTGACAGGAAAGTGACGAGAAGATCGCGAACGAGCGGTCGCTTTTCGTGGCGGCGACGGGGTCGAGAAGCCGGCCCGTCAGCACCCCCGCGTCGAACATGCGGCCGGGCCGCGTGAAATGCACGCCCATCAGCGCCGCGGCCTCATACGAGCCGAGAGCAACGTCTTGCCTCGCCATCTCAACCTCTCTTGCCTAAATGTCCACGGGCGCCGGCGCATCCGGCACCCGTGGAAATCATCGCTCAATCGGTTGAGATTGACAATTCAACTGGAGGCGGCAACAGTCATATGTCATCGGCGGAATGATCCGCAAGGACACGCAAAGGAGTGCCCAGATGACACGACGGTGGACGGTGCTGGTTGATTGGACGGATGGCCCAGTGGAGGACACTGACGAGGTGGTGGTCACGGCAGCAACGCCGTCGGCGGCCGTCGCGGCAGCCAAAAAAGCGTGGAGGTTGACCATCGGTGCGGAGTGGCCTGCGTGCAAGTTGACGAACGTAGAGATTGCGACTAGCGGAACCCACCCCCCCCCCCCCCAGTTAGGTAGTCGGGGGGGGTGCTCCTGCTGATTGTGTGGGGAATGTTTCCTTCATGAAAATGAAACTCACCGAATTGCTCCACGACTTCTACGCTCCGATGCGCCGCATCTCTGATCGGACAATTGAACTCTACGGATACACGATCAAGAGTTTTGGCGACTTCCTTGGGCGCGAGCCGACGGTCGCTGACCTTGACGAACTCGTGGTCGCGAGGTTCTTGGCGCACAGGATTCGCACTCGCGAGCCGGCCACGGCCGCCAAGGATAGGGCACAGTTACGCGCATTATGGGAGTGGGCGGCGCGAGGCAAGATGGTCGATACATGGCCCCGCATCCAGCCCGTCAACGTGCCAGAGCGGGTGCCGGAGGCGTGGTTTACGGAGGAGTTTCAAAGGCTCCTGACAGAAGCCAGCAAGGAAACGGTGACCATCTCGGGCACTCCGGCCGCGCTTTTTTGGCGTGCGATCCTACTCGTGTGCTACGACACGGGGGAGCGCATATCGTCTGTGCTCGCGCTGCGATGGCGCAACGTGCGTGGCCTCACGGTTCTCTACGAGGCAGAAGATCGCAAGGGCAAGCGGCGCGACCTACTGCGAGAGATCACAGAGCAGACCGCCGAAGCCATGCAGGCAATCAAGGGGAGTCGGACGCCGGATGACGCCGTGTTCCTGTGGGACAAGAATCCGAAATACATCTGGCGGCGGCTGGCGATCATCCTCAAGCGAGCGGGGCTGCCAAGCGGCCGCAAGGACAAGTTTCACAAAATTCGTAAGACCTGCGCGAGTTACTCGCAAGCCGGTGGAGTCTCGGCGCAGGACGTGCTCGACCACGCCGATCCAAAGACGACGCGGAAGTACCTCGACCCCAGGATCGTGAAGCCCCCTTCCGCGATCAGCGTTCTGCCGAAGGTTGGGTAGCGGCCTTTGCGGGCTTGGCGGCCTCGATCTGCTGCCGGTAGCGGCGGCAGTCTTCGCGGACGACGGGGTTGTGCCGGCTCCACGACATGAGGTGCCCGTGGACTAAGTGGCACGGGTCGCCGCAGAGTACGACCAGATTGGAGGGGTCGAGTTCCAATTCCGGCCGCCCGATCTCTTTGGCGACGTGGACGGGGATGACGTGATGCACCTCAAGGTCTTTGGCCCGCCCGCACGCCTCACAGAAGGGCTGCCGACGGATGGCCTCGGCCCGAACCTTGGGCCACCGGCCTGACCTGGGGGCACCGAACAGTTCGCCGGCCCGCCTCCGTAGCCACCAAAACACTAGGCTCGCTCCTGCGAAAGAGTGTCGCCGCCCTGCGTCAGCAGCCTTTCGCCGGCCTCTGTCAGCAGCGAGTAGAACGACGGGGGGGCGATCAGCGGGGGCACAGTGACGCTGACGACAGCGCCAGCGTCCACTACCGCGACGGCGGCCTGCTGCGTGGCCGAGAATGGCACAGATGCGGCCGGTGTAGCGGCCAAGGCGATGGCGGCCGCATGGACGAACGCCGGCACCACAGACGTTGCCGCCGTTGCCGCCGGCACAATAGTCGCAGCCTGCGTGAAAGAGAAGGCAAAGGTCATGGCAGCGCTGCGGAGAATGAGCCGCTGACCGCGCACCGCTTCGCGCCAGACGGCGCCGTCAGTTGCAGCCTCCACCTCCTGCTCGCTGAAACGTAAGAGAAGTTTTCGTAGGCAATGGTGAGGTCGCCCGTGGTTGCGGTTGTCACTGTGACCGAGAGCGGCACAGTCGCGACCGATGTGTCGATTTCCTGAAGTATGTCGGCCGAAGAAGACGACGCCTTCACCGCGAAAATGTCGGCCGTGACCGTGTATCCGGTGATGTTCAGCCCAGTGAGTTGGATCGGGATCGACACGGTGTCACCGACGGCCGCGGTGATATTGAGAGTGCCTGGAAGTTGCGAAAATTCAGCCATGATGTCCTCCTCCGGTCATTCGCCTGCGGGCCGCTGGATCATCGCGACAGCCTCGGCCATCGGCACGATCTCTATTTCCGAGAATCTGGTCGCGTCGAGGTGTGAGAAGCCTTCCGCCAGAAGACCCCCAGGCCCGACTTCAGTCAGCATGTCGCCTGCCACCATCCAGCGGCCGTCTGTCAGCCGAACCGGCGACACGCGGAGCCACGGGCATCCGTGCGCTTGCTGAATCTCGTCCAGCCGCACCGCCAGCGAATCACCGAAGACCAGTGCGATCTCCAGCGATTCGGCGTATGCAAGCGGCAATTGGCCCGCTAAATCTTGAAGCGTCATGCGCGTCCCAATTCCTGCTGGAGTCTCAGCCACGCCGTCCCAAACGCATAAGCCTGAAACTGCGTCAGGGGGTCGCCAATCGTGTAGCCTCGGCATGTGCCGACGGCTGGCGCGTACCCGTTCACGCTCGTCGTCGCGGAGCCGCCGCTCACGTTCGTGTAGCCTGCTGCCATCACGCAAAACTGGGACAGCGGCTGCTGCGTCGATGTATTTGCGGTCGTCGTCTCGGTCGATACCCGCTCACCGCTCTCGTAGAACCACAGCGACGTGGACGAGGATCGGTTGACGATCTTCAGGTTTGCGTTTTGCGTGAACCCGGACTTCGTCGGGTTGCCGAAAACGCCGTTAATGCCGTAGGTCGTGCCACCCCATATCCGATACCAGCCTCGCGGCGAGGTCAGGCTTTCGTTGAAAAACCCGCCCAAGAGCATCCGATCCGTCGCATCCGCGCCCGTGTAGTCGATCCCAAAATGCCCCGTCGCCCAATCAGTTCGCAACTCCGCAAACGTGCCCAGCGTCAGGTACCGCGTCGAGCCGTTGCCGACGAGGCCGCTGGCCTCAGTCCACGACGCGGAGGAGAAATTATTGTTCGTGTCAATGGTGCCGCCATACTGCGTGCCGCTTCGGCTCGGGCCGCGGTAGATCGGCACCATCGCAGCGGCGATGGTGTTCCCCGCGAAGACGTTCGCTCGCCAGATTTTGCTGCGCAGGCCAGCAGCCGCGACAGCCACGCAAAATCTGGTCACCGCGGCGCGTGTAGCCGTTGAAACAGAAGCACCCTGCGCGCTCACGCGGCTCACCCAATCGTCCGCGTCTGCAACCCCGTCGTAGCCTGGGGTATAGGTGTCGGCAGTCTGGAGCGACGAGACGCTGCTGTTCAACGACGAGACTGTCGTGCTGATGCTGCTGACTTGGCCGTTTGTGTAGGAGAACGCTCCATCGATGCTGGTGATGACATTCCCCAGGTAGTCGTCTGTCGCGATATTTACAGTGAATAGATCGGAGACATAGGTCTGAACCTCCGTCAGCGTGCCGACCGTCGTCAGCGCACCTCCCGTGGTCGTCACGACGATCTGGTCGGCGGCCGCGCCGATGGCGCCAGCGTTGGACAAGTTCCCGTGCGAATGGCTTGCTGGCGTCCTCGCATCCGAAAGCCTCGTGTCGGAGCCAAGCACGACCTCGGTGGAACTCGCATTTCCGGCGGCCGGCACAGACTTGGCTGCGGCCGTGCCGGCATCGGTGATTGCTGCCAGCGTGTGCGTGTGTGCCGTTGCCGCGGCGCCGACGCTGGCCGCTGTTGCCGAAATCGTCCCGCTGCTGACGTTGATTCCGCTGCCGACAACAACGGCTCCGGCGGCGGTCGTCGTCGCGGATGGGAGCCTCGCGGCCGCAAGGACTCCACTGGTGATGTCGCCGGCCGCGTGCGAGTGGGTGGCTTCGGCAGCACCGATGGCAGCCGGCGTGACCTCGTCGGAGCCGCCTGCGCCGTGAGTGCTGGCATGGGCTGACGGCGGGCCGCCGCCCAAGGCTGCGATAGCGGCCAGCGTCACTTTCGTCGTCGCCGTGCCGGCCGCATCGCTCACCGGCACGACGCTTGTCGAGACAGCGGAACCGCTTGTCAACTCGCTGATTTTCTTGTCGGCCATCTGGTCAGTCCTTACTTCCGGCGCTCGGGCCTGGGCGGCCGCGGTGCCGGCACGTCATCGCTGGGCGTCAGGGCTGCGTACCAAGCGGCGAAATGCTGCAAGTACCCGCCTGCTACGGCCTCGCTTAGTGCGGAGTCATTTGCCAGCCAACCGCCCTGCGATCCGCGAACGACATTGACTCGCACTTCTGGAGACACCGCATTCAGCGACTCAAGCCCGCCCCGTTGCGATTCTGTTACTGCGAGCCATCCCATTACGCGGCCCTCCCAATAGCCTGCTGAAACGCAAGCAAGATGTCATACCAAGTCTCCCTCATGCCGCTTGTGCTCATGCCCAGTCCGTATGAGTACCCGCCAACCTGATGGCCAGAGCCGCTTGGCAGGCTGTAGATGTCGCACGCCTCGTCCGTGTAGGCGTATCCCAGGACAAGCAGCGAAACCACAGTGGCTGCGGACGACCAAGCGAATCCACCGCCGCTGTTGGAGGTGATTGTTTGGTCAATGCCGTTTCGCGTGTAGAAAGGCGAGCCAGATGACCGCACGGCTAGGTGCAGGCCAGCACCCTGGGAAGCGGCAGAAATGTCGTAATCGCCGCCGTTAGGCACAGACTGCATGTAGCCCGAAGTGCTTGCTGACAAATAAAGCCCATCGCCGCCGTCGCCGGCGCACGCGTAGTAGTCGAGACCGCCCATCTCTGCGGAAGAGCCGGTGCCCACAGTCTTCAGCCACATCGACACATGCACCTCGTCATAGTTGGCCGCAGCGGCCAGCATGTTTGATATGGGCATTCCTGTGTCTAGGTAACTGGAAGAGTCTGTAACAAAGCCTGTGGTCTGCGTGTATCCAATGCCGGTCACGAATGGCCCGATGTTTCCGTCCACGGCGTCACCGTACTGCGTGCCAGTTGGAGAAGGACCGCGATACAAAGGAACCACGGCCGCCTGCACGTTGCTGCCGCAACAAAGGTTCAGGCGTATAAACCTGTCCCGCAGCGAATTGTCGTCAACGGCTTGGCACAGGTCGCTGACCGCCTGCATGGTTGTGGCAGACACTGTCCCACCATTCGCCAGTGCTGCCGTACGCCACGCCAACGCCTCTGGGTGGTACGTCGGCCCAGCGGCCGGCTTTGCCAGAGAGATGGCGCCGCCGATGAATCGAAACGCTCCGCTGGTGTTCAGGAACGCCATGTCAGTACGCTTGGACTGCCAGTGTCGTTGAAGCGCCGGTGTCGCAGATCGCGGAAATGCCACTGGTGAAGATTGGCGTCAGGTCTTGGTCGAGCAGCAGCGAAGCGCCGGCGGCCAGGGGGACGCCGTTGCTCGTCGTCAGGGCGCTCGTCGTCGGCACCAACTTGAGGTAGGCTGTGGACGAACCGTTGTTGGCGATGGCGATGAACTGGTAGTTGTTGCCGCTGGCAGCGGCCAAGACGCTCGTCGCGGTTGTCCCTACGCTCACTGACGTGAAAACCACTGCTGCCATGTCTAGTTTCTCCCCTCAATGTTGGTCACCGCGTCCCGTCGCGTGAGAGCGGCCTTGATTTCGATCTGCCCGGTCGCAAGTTCCTCAAGCGTTCTGGCCTGCTGCTGTTGCACTTCTGACGTTGTCTCAAGGAACTCAACGTGGCTTTTCACGACCGGCTGAACGACCGTGCTGTGAATCGCAACGGCGGCCTCGCGGCCGAAATACACAACCGCTGCCAAGATCACGCAGGGGACGCCGAAACGGTCAGCGATACGGAGAAACGTATCGATTGTGCCCTGCTTGAATTCGTCGGCAGTCATGCCATCCTCGCCTCCATGCGAGACAACGTGTCCTGCTTACATTATATGGGTCGGTAGCCTTAGAATGGCCGCATCGACCTTCCCCGGCAGGCACGTCAGGTCGCCGTCGTTCACGATCTCGCCGTCGATCAAGTAGTCGCTGATTCCGGCCTCGCTTTCGTGCGACGACGTGTCGGCTGTCAGGCACGAGACGCCCGGCCGAACGACCCGCAGGACGACACCACCGCGCTCGCGGATGGCCCTGGCCTCGTTGTCGAACCGCACGTCTGGAACCACCACCCTGTCGTGCCGGCTGGCGGCCCGCAGTGCCGACAGCACCCACAGGTCGTCGCACACCATCTGCCGCCCCCATTCCGTCCCAAGCGTCTGAAGCAGTTGCCGAGGCGACTTTCCGATCCACGGAATCACCGCCTCCTTCACGGCTCGGTCGTGTAGCCGGTCGGTTGTGATGCCCGTGATGGCCGCCACGGCAGCGTACAAAGGGTCGGCAAACGACACCTCCACGAAGCCCAGGCTCCGCAAGATCGTCGCGACAGAACCCTTCCCGGCCCCGGCGGCTCCGCACAGCCCAATCAGTCGCATGGTCACAACTCCAGTTTCTCGCCGTCGAACAGGATGGATACGCCCAGCGTGCCCCCAAGCCACCGCATGGCGACTCCGGCATCCGTCAGCATCGACTCGGCCGCCGCGACCTCGCCTGCCCACCGCGAGGGCGTGCGCGCCCTGGCGGCCTCATGCCCCACGACGGCCGCCACGCCAGCGCAGATGATCGCCCTGGCGCAGTCAGTGCAGGCGAACCACGGGCAGTAGAGGGTCGATCCCTCGGTCGCCTGCCCGCAGGCCGCCGCCTTGTAGATCACGGCGCGCTCGGCGTGTTCGATGTATCGGTACTTCTCCGGCGCCTCCAGGCGGCTGCCGGCCGCCCACCAACGAACGGGGTAGTGGTTGGCGGCGACCGCCACCGGCATCCAACCACCGGAAGGCACCAGCACGGCCCCGTTTTGCGTGCGGGGGTCGTGCGACCGCCTCGCCGCCGCGAACGCCGCCGTGCGGAGGAGGTCTTTTTCGGTCATGTGAGGAAGATCGGGAGAACCTTCGTGACCCGGCTGTGCTCGTGATCGATGACGATGAGGCTTTGGCTGGGCGGCTGGTACTCGGCCTTGATCCGGTCGGCAAAGGCGTTGTGGCCGATTAGGCACCCGTTCGCGACGAACCGATAGGGCAGCCAGGAAAACGAGTGCCAGTGCCCCAGCACGTCTAAATCGGCGCGCTGGGCTTGGTTCCAGTTGGCGATAGCCTTGTTCATCGGGATCGTCAGGCCGCCGATGCCGCCCGCAAACCGGATGGCGTGACCGTGGTGGGCGCGAAGCACGAAGCCGTCGAGGTCAACGATGTTGAGGTAGCCCCGGCCGATCTGCCACTTGACGGTGGGCCGCTTCTCGGCCTGGGCCATCGTCAAGTAGAGATGCTGTTCAAACGAATGTTCCTGCTCGGTAGCCATCCTGGGCTTGCCGACGCGGCCGTGGTTGCCGCAGGCCGTCGCCACGAGCACCGGGGCGATCTCGTGCATGGCGTCGATCACGCCGGCCAGCCGCTCGCCGGCCCAGCGGGTCGCCGCCAGCGGGGCCAGCGACGTGATTTCGACCAAGTCTTCGTGGATATGGCCCGTAATGAGGTCACCAAGGCAGGCCACGACGACGCGGCGAATGTTCGTCAGCCCTCGCTCGTGCTCTATGAGCATCGACGCTCGCTGCACCAGTTGCTTGATGCGGCGGTCGGCAATCTCCAGCGAGAACTGGTTGAGCGAGCGACAGGTAGAGGGGTCTACAGTCTCCTCGACGTGCCAATCAGACACCACGAGCACCACCGTCGCCTCTGGTCGCTTGCCTGCGGCCTTGGCCCGCGGAATCCGCTTGGCCCTGACGCCGGCAAGTGACGTCAGGTTCCTGACTGCCGCCTGCTCTGTGTCCAACTGCTTGAGCGCGGCGAGGTATTTCTTCTTCATCGCGGACAGTTCGTCGCGAAGGCGAGCGGCCTCCGCGTCGGCCGCGATGGCGATGACCTCGTTCTTCATAGGTCTTTGTTGAGCCAATTTCGGATTCCTTCCACGCTGATGACCGCGATCCCTCGCGATTTGCAGACCCTGTGAATCGCCCTCGCGACACCGCGGCCCGTGCCAGCGAACTTGCCCTCCTTCCACTCCGACTTGATGGCGAGAATCTCTTGCCTGTCGGCTTCGCTCATTTGCCGCAGCCAATCCACCCTCGGCGGTTCCTCCGCGGCAGCAGCGTATATTTCGTCGCGGATGCTGCGATCCTGGGCCTTCGGCATCTGTCACTCCTTTTCGTGGTCGCGGTAGCCCAGCGCCCACAACACGCGGGCCAAGTCTCGGGCCGACTCGGTGATGTGCGACTCGCCAACGGTCGGGAAGCAGACATGGAGGACTTCGTGGCAGATCGTCTCCAGCCTGGATCGCGACTTGAGCCGCTCGTCCACAAGGATTTTCCGCTGCATCTGCGGGTTCTTGTGGTCTGGAACGTAGGCCCAGCCGGCGGCGCTGCCCTTCAGCCGCGTGAAACGCAGGAGGTATCGAAGCCCGCAGATGATAAAGTGGTGGTCTTTGGGCATTGGCAGATTGTCGTTCGGTAGCCTACGGCAGTCAATGCGATTTTCGGGCCTTCCAGATTGCCCGCCTTACCAGAAGCCTCGCTGCCGTGTCTGAAAACGGTAGCCCCCTGCGCTCGGCCTCGGCCCGCAGCCAGCCGACGATCTCGTCCATCCTGGCAATGCACTCGTCTGGACCCCAGGCGTCCATCTGCCGGGCGTGGGCGTTACAGGGGCACGTTGGCGTGGCGACGATCCTGAAGGGCCAGCCTGCCAGCATGGCCTTCATGTGGCCGCCTGGGCCAAGTGGAGGCGGCGGTGATGGCGGCCCCGATCTAGCAGCGGCTGGCGACTGTCTCTTGCGAGGGTATGACGGGTGATGCTCGTCCACCGTCACCGTGTCGGCGTCCTGCGACACGATGCACGGCCGCACCTCATCGGCCGTGTAGCCGCGAGACTGACAAACAAACTCAAACAGTTTTCGTGGGCCTGTAATCACGGGAAAATGTTCAGCAGGCAAGTTGGGAGGTAGTAGGGCACGCCGCACAAGTAAATCCACGCACTAGGCCCGTACTCACAACAACTGGCGTACCAAGCATATTGCGCGCCGGGTATTTCTTCCACCACGCTGATGTTGTAGTAGTACCACGTCTCCTGAAGAAACGTGACCCAATCCGGCGTTGGGCGAGGGTCGGGCGGAATCTCTTGAGTCCACGACTCGGGGTTTGCGCAGTACGTCCTAACCAGCACAACAGGCTCGCTGGGGTTTTCAGGGCCACACGGCAACTCGCAGCAGCACCCGCTTCCTATGGCGACGGCGCTGCCGCGCATGACGACCCTGCCGCCGTTCATCGATATATCCACCATGCGTCACGTCGCCGTGGCCGTCGAGCAGGCCGTCACGTCAAACCACTTCATGCAGCCAGCCTCGTGGCCCAGCAACTGCACTGAAGTCGCGTTGAAACTGGGAAGGCTTGAGAAATTCACACCGCCGATGACCATTGAGCACGTTGCCGTCGCGGCCTGAATTTCGACCGCGCTCTGCGTGCCGCTGGCATTTCCGAAAATAACGTATCTGGTGGCCGTGGTGACGGAAGTGCCGCTCTCGACGGACGGGTTGCACCAGTTGAAGACCGACACCGTGTTGGTCGATCCAGTAATCGTGACGGTCTTAAATGTGCCGGTCTGCCATGACCCCGTGAACGTCCCGACTTTCAGAGTGGTTCCGCCGCCGCCGCCACGCCGCATGTCCTGAAGCCGCGTCGGAATTTCCGCACTGCTTCCCAGCGGCATCCCGTCCACGCGACGGATGATTTCGCGGAGTTTGTTCCGCAACCCAGGCCCGATGAGGTAGCGTTCCTTTTCAGACATTAGATCAGCCGCAGGTTGAAGTTCTTGAAGTCGTATTCCTTGTGTGGGTTTCGGCGGTAAATCAGCACCGGCGGGTCTACGCTGTTCTTGCGAGGTCGCCCGTCGTCGTTGAGCGGGATCGGCTGCGCACACGGCAACTGTGAAGCGCCGCCGGCCTCGTACTCGTGCACGAGCACCATGCCGCGAACCTTGTCGCCGGCCACAATATTGTCGGGCAGCGCGAGCGGTTGGAAAATCTTCTGCTCCTTGTGCTGGAGCGGCTGCCCGTACACGTCTTCTTCGGCCGCCGGGCCTGCTGGGTTGAACGCGATCACGTTGAACCCCGTGTGCGGCACCGCCAAGTCCCACCCGATGTCCGCGTCATACGTCCCGATGCCGTCCCACAGCCCCATTACATGGTTCTGCTGGAAGGCGAACTCGTAGGTGCAAAGCCAGCCGCGATAGAGCAGGCCGCCCCAAGACTCCACAGCCGGTCGCGACGTGACGCCACGAAACATCAGTGATCGGCGGAAGCACCACAGGCTGCCGATCCAGAACTCGTTTTGATTGACGCAGCCAGAGTTGGTTACGTTCTTGGTCGGGTCACTTATCTCCCATTGCTCGACGGATATGGACACAACCGGCGCGAACCGCGTCACGCCGTCCAGCCGGTCGCCGGCCTTGTTTGCTGCCGGAACGGGACCGCCATCCAGCGTGCCGTCATTGTTTACTTTCGTCCACGAATACGCCGGGACTTCGGTGAGGTTCGTGGACGTTGACCAGTTCGCTGGCCGAATCTCCGGCGACTTGCTGTTTGGGTCTTCTGCGGTGCTGCCGGCGGTGGACTCGTAGGTGAACGTGCAGAGGGCGACCATGCGGCTGTCGCCCTCAAACTGCGCTGCAAAAGTCCTGCAATAGAGGTCCGTGTTGTACGGGTGCTGGTCGCCAATCCTGACGTTGCACGTCGTCTGAATGTCGAACACCTCGCCGGCAGAATTCAGGAGAACGCGGAACACCCGCGTCATCGACGCCGTGATCTGCCCCTGACTTGACGAGAAGTTGAACGTCGTGCCTGCGGATATTTCGCTGACGAGTTTCGGCATGAATCAACCCTCCAGAACGTCTACGCGGAGCCGGGCCGTCGCGTCACCGATTGCCCTATAAGCGGCTCCGGTAGCCAAGCGAAGCATCGCTGGCTCGCCGCCCCGCAGGGTCGCGAACGGATGGAACGTGCCGGAAGCGGAAATGCCGACTTGCACGGTCGATGCGGTCGCGGTCGATAGGTTGCGTAGGAACGCAATTCCGACGGATGACAGGTTGGCGGTCGAGATGCTCGTCGCGCTGGAAGAACTTGTGGACACAGTGATGGTCTGCGTTTGCAGACCCACCTGTGCCATGCTGGCGGTTCCGCTGGCGCCAAGTGCATTGGACAGGTTGCCCTTTGAAATCTGGACGTTGATGCTGTAGTTGATGTCGGCCACTGTCTGCACTCCTTACAGGTCGAGGACGATTCCGTTTGCTCGGGCAATGTCTTTGAGGACGTTGACGACTTCCACAAGTTTCTGATTCTGCTTTTCCAGTTCCACGATGTTGGCGTTCTTCGCGGAGTCGTCGCCCCGCAGGAGGCGGCTAAGTTCCCGCTGGCCCTGCGTGGTAGACACGTCGGACACCTCAAGCGCGGCCCTGGACGGCCCTTGAAGAATGGCGTTTTGCACCTCCTCGGCCATGCTGGCGATCATCGGAGCGGCCTGCTCCAGTTGCTCACGGCCAAAGCGGCTGGCCGCTTCGTTTGCCTGCCCTCGGGGAATCAGCCCGGCGTTCCTGGCTTGAACAATGTCTGCCAGCCCTCTCGCGGCCTCATCGGCCGCCTTCTGCGCCGGAGTCTTTGCCAGTTCGCGGCCTCGCTCGGCCGACCTTCTGCGTTCTTCCTCCCTGGTGCTTGCTGTGACGGCAGCCCTTGCGGCCTGCTCTTGCGCGTCTATCTCTGGCTGAACTTGATCCTGAAGTCGAGATCGTTCCTCGCGAAGTTGCCGCTGCTGTGCGGCAGAAAGGCTGCCAGACTCAAGCGACTGATTAATCTCCGACATGCGGCGGAAGGCGGGGGCGTTCGGCCCGGTCAGCATCGACTCCTCGCGCTGCGCCATCATGTTGTCGATTTCGTCTTGCGCTCTACGCGCCAGCCGCCGCGCCTGCCTTTCGTCCTGTTCTGCCTGCGCCCTGGCGGCCCTGGTTTCAGGCGTGCTTCTGGCTAAGTCATTTCGCCGGGCCTCTTGAGATGCTTGCTCGGCAGAACTGACGTTGCTCTTTAGTTGCTGCGACGACTGCTGGACGGCTTCTGAAAACTGCCTCAACGCCAAGGCAGCCGCATTTATCTCCTGCACCTCTCGCTTCAGCGCTGCCTCAACCATCTGAAACCGCCGTGCGGATTCAGGATTGTTGTTGACGTCAGACGCTGCGTTGATGCTGCCTTGCGCAAACTCAATTTCGCGGAGCCTTCTGGCGAGCCGCCCCGACCCAAGGCCGGCGGCCGAAAGGCCGCTTCGCGCGGCGTCCATTCTTGCTTCGGCTGTGGCCTGTGGGTCAAGCGTGCGGACGCGACGAACTTCGTTGGTGTTCCGCAGCAAGTCCTGCTGCGCGGCCTGCGCGTCTTCCATCTGACCTTGAGCGCGCTGAAGTGCGCTTTCCCTCGCGCTGCGCTCGGCCGCCGTCGATTGCGGCATCTCGTTTGCGGCCCGGACGGCCTTAAGCGCCTTCTCCAGCGAATCCCCGACGCCGTCGGCCACGGCGCGAAGCCGCCGGGCGCCTGGAATACCAGCGCGAATAGCGTCCTGCAATTCAGCGTTTGCGGACTCAAGGCCGTGAGCAACCTTGCCGGCGCTTTCCAGAAGCACCGTCGTCATGTTGTCGAACTTCGTCGCGGCATCCAGCGTGAGCCGCTTTATCATCTCATCAATCGCCGCAGCGGCTGCTGGGTAGCGTTTGGCGAGTTGCTCTAGTTGAGGTACGTTTAGCGCGGCGCCGGCTGCTTCAACGTCCCTCCGCGCTTGCGCCCGTCGGCGTTCCTGCTCGACGGCTGCCGCAGCCGTCGAGGCCATGCCGCCTGGGCCTCCGATGCCGGCAACGCTGCGAGGGATGGTGGACTGAATGGTGGCTATGAGCGATTCTTTGTCGGGAGCCGGCGACGTGGCGGCCGCGCGAATCGCGGCGGCTTTCGCAACCCGCTCTCGCTGCTTGGACTCGTCAATCTCCTTCTGCAACGAGATTCGGCGGCCGACGTCGGTTTCGCCCTCAAGCGCAGCAGCGCGGGATGCCTGAAACGCCCGCTCGCGCTGAACGGCGGGGCTGGCGCCGGTGACGGCGCCATCTCTCTGCTCCTGTTGCTTCTTCTTGATCTCATCTATTTCTCTGGAGAACTCCCGCGCCTTCTGGCCGGCAGCCGAGAACGCAGAGCGTGAGAGCGAGTCGCCTAGCGACTCAAACGCCTGCTTCAGTTCTTCAAGCAGGGATTTCTGGCGAGTCAGCGCGTCGTTGAGCGCCTTTGTCTTGTGCTCGGCGTCAACGCCATTGTTGATCCACTTCATCAGCGCGACCGCAGCCTGCCCAGCGATCACGGCACCCAAGGACGTGAACAGTCCTGCCGTGCCGCCGACGATAAATCCGAGTTGCGTTATGTTGTTGCTTACTGCCCGCAATTTTTGCTCAACGCCACCCGTTGACGACATAAAGTCGTCAATCGCGAAGGCCGCTTGATTGAGGCCCAGGCTGAACTTGTCTATGCCGCCGCGGCCCACGTCGCCCACCCTGGCGAGCCGTCTGTTGATCCCTTTCACGCCGCCGGCATTGGGAACGGCGGCCGCGACAGCCGCCACCGCCGCGTCCTGGCTGGTAGCGATCACAGCGGCGTTGGCTTTTAGGCCGCCCTCCTTGGAGGAGGCGTTCTGAAGCGCGGCGGCGAAGTTATTCACTTCGTCGGCAGCGACCCCTGCGCTCACTCCGGCGCCGATAAGAATTTCCTGCAATAGCCGCAACTTCGATTTGTACGAATCGATTTGTGCCGCCTCAAACACCCTGGCAAACGGAGTGCCGAAGTTTTGGGCGGCGGCCCTCGCTGGCGCGGACTTTCTCGCTTCAGACTCTTTCGCTGCACGCTCCCTGTTTATAAGTGCGGCCATCTCGCTGTCAGCGACCTTCTGCGCCGCCGCAACCCTTCGGGCTTCCAACTCCTTCTCGGCGCGCTCGCGGTAGACGAGGGCGGCAGTCTCGTTTTCAGCGACCTTCTGCGCCGCCGCAACCCTTCGGGCTTCCAACTCCTTCTCGGCGCGCTCGCGGTAGACGAGGGCGGCAGTCTCGTTTTCAGCGACCTTCTGCGCCGCCGCAACCCTTCGGGCTTCCAACTCCTTCTCGGCGCGCTCGCGGTAGACGAGGGCGGCGGTTTCGTTTTCGGCAGCCTTCTTGCCGGTGCCTACGAGGGCGGCCTTTTGGGCGACCTCGTTCCGGCGCTCCAGTTCTTCGTTTAGGCTACGCCACACCGCTAGTTGAGCCGTGAGTTTTGCTGTAGCGGCAGGCACGTTGCCGTTGACGAGTTGGGATTCGTTCTCCAGGGCCGCGTTAAGTCGCTCTGCTTCTTTCGCCGCTGCGGAAATCTGCGCGACCAGACCGCCGATGCCGCCGGCCGAAATTGAGGACGGCGACAAGGCAGCCGCCTCCTGCTGAAGCCGCTGCGAGCGAGTGGCTTCCGCTACAAACTGCGGGTTACTGAACCGCAGTTCTTTCCCTGTCGCGAGGCCGCCGACGAGTTTGCTGGCCTCGCTCAATCGCTTCATAGAATCGACGGCCACGCTGACGGCACCGGCGACTCGCTGGAATCGCTCCTCCGACACAGTGCCGGTCTTGTTAATCGTGTCAGCCAGCCGCTCGGTCAACACTTGGGCCTGCCTGAGCGCGGGGCTGAACTCGCCCTGCACCTCCATCGACAACTGGTTGAACGACTTGGTCGCCGCGGTCAGGGGGCCGCCGATCTCCTTCGTCACCGACGCGAACGCTCGCATCCGGCCAACTGCCGACGCGAGGTCTGGCCCAGCGAAGCCCTTGAAGGACAGTTTCCCGGTGGACGCCGCCTGAAGCGCCCGCTCCAGTTTCTGCGCTTCGGTGTAGATGCCGCGCAGCGAGGCCGTCGCTTTCGTCTGCGCTGACGTGAGCGACGACTGCATGGAGGACGCGAACTTCTGCACGTCCTTCGCAGCGCCGTTCAGTTTGGACTGAAAGTCGCTTGTGTTGGCCGAAACTACGGCCGATATTTTGCCGAGATAGCCGTTTGCCATAGTCTCATCCTTGCATCTTTATCAACTTCTCTATCTCGGCAACCATTTGCTCTTTAGTCTGTCGAGGCCGCGGCGGCGCGTGCGACGACGGAATGAACGCGGCCTCGTCTGGAATATCGTGCTTCTTGTAGTTGCCGGAGGACGCCATGATGACCCTGCAAATCCTCGCGGTTTGCTGCCAACCGTCGCTGATCGGCCAGCGCTGGTCATAGGCGTACCATTCGGCTATCTCGTCAGAGTCGATAGTCTCCAGAAGTTCTCGGACGGTCTTGCCAAGGGCCAGGGCTAGGCGGAAGTAGAAGCGGCGTTCTGGTCGGACGCCGAACCTTCCCCCATCGCATCAACTGCCTCCTTGGTGAAGCCATTGATGGCCCAGGCCGCGTCGAACACGCGATTGATGACCACGCTCGACCGCTCGCCCAAGGCGTCGATGTCGGCGTCGGTCAGGATCGTCGCACCGTCCTCGTCGCAGAGCGTCAGGATGAGAAACTTCATGCGGAAGTTCTTCATGCGCTGCTCGGCCGCCAGGGCTTCCTCAAAGGACTCGCGGGCCTTGCCGTTGATGACGCGGACGTAGTAGGTGCCGCCCCACTCCGGCACGTCAATGCTTTTGATGCGGATGTCCTTGGCGCCGAAAAGCCGCTTGCGAAGATCAGACGACATGCTCATGTGCTCCAACTGGTGGGGTGAAAAAAGACTAGGACGAGTAGTAATCCGTTAGCCGGAATTTCATCGTCCCGCGAACAAGGTCATTGACGGTGGCGCCGACGGTGGCCGATTCCAGCAGCACGTTGCGGCTGTAGGAGAATCCGGCAGACGAGAACGTCAGCATCCCCACTTGCTTAACAAGCGAGGACATGTCGCCGCCCAGGTAATCGACGGATACGCTGCCGCCAGACCACTCGCCGGTCGGGACGATGACGGACGTTGCGGCGCTCGCGTTCCAAGGGGTCATGTCCACAACTCCCGCGGTCGGTGTTTCCACCGAAATCCCGGTAAGCGTGAAACTGACACCCTTGAACGAGAATGTTGCGCCGTGCGCGGTGGTGCCGGCCATCGCCATTCACCCCAGCGCGGGCTACACCCGAACAGTAATGCTTCCCTTGGCGAGATCGCCCACGCTGCCACTGATGCTGGACGCCATGCACGTTCCGGTGCCGGAGTACGACAGGCCGCCGCCACTGATCGAAACGCTGCCGCTTGAGCCGACGGAAGCAAGGCTGCCACCAAGGAACTCAATCGTGACCTCGGCGTTACCTGCAAGGCCAGCCACAAACGGCCGTTTCGCGCCAACCGCAAGGCCCATGTGGCTACCATCGATCAAGTCCGTCGTCTGGTTGACTGAAATGGAAGTCGCGGAGTAGGAAGTTCCGTTGAAAGAAGCGGTAACTCCAAGTGCTGCTGTCGCTGACATGTTGCGCCTCCTTGCGCTCTAAAAGTATTACTGGGTAGCCTCTGACCAACGAATCTGAAACAGTTGTCGAACCTCGTACGCTGGCGGGAGTTGTGCCCCGACCGCGGCCGGATCGATAAAGTCGTCCGTTTCCGACACCAGCCTCATATCACTAATTGTAGCCCCCGCGAGCGTGCCGATGTGACCATCCAAGGCCAATCGCACCTCGTCGGCCAGGGTCCGCGTCATGTCGTAGGTGGTTCCCCATGAGGCGATCTGGAGGCTTACGAGCGGCAAGTGCGCCGGCCCTGTAAATGCCGATTCGCGGATGATGTTTTGGCGTTTGTAGACGCAGAACGGCATGGTCGCTGTCTTCGGGACTGCGATGGCGAAAACTTGAAATCCGACCAGCCGGGCCACGCCTGGGGTCGTCACAAGCCGCTGAAAAACGTGCTTCTCCGGCGAGATGATCATGTGGACAACCTCTCCAGATTGCGCTTGAGGGCGGCCGTCAGCGTGCTCAAGACGGCCTGCTGCTCTTGGGTGATCGTGTTCTGCATGGCGTTCGTTGGCTTCATCTCGCCGTACTCATCGCCGGGGTGAAGCGTGACGGGGTGCTGGCGGCCTGTTTTCTTGTCGGTGTAGAAGTCGTGATTGCCGCCGCGGCCTCGCCGGGCCTGACGGGTCGGTTCGTCCCGCGACCCCATGAGGAAGTAATAGCCCTTCGACATATTGGCGAACTGCTGGTCGTTGGCCGATGAATGGCGGCTCATCTTGCCATTGATGGCTTGATGGACGTTGATGTAGGTCCGTCGGCCCTGCGTGCCCGGCCGCCGACGGCCTGTGCCGAACTCCACCAGCCATGCGTGGTTTCCCGAAGCCTGCTTGTCGTTGGCCCCGACGGGGCCGGTCTGAAGCGGGCCAACGATGGCGATGACGCCACCGTCTTCGGGATACGACTTGACCTTCGTGCGAACGCTTTTGCGCAGATTCCCGGTCACGTCGGCCACGCGGCTGCGATAGCCATTTTCGATGTGCTTGGCGGCCTCCTTGACGCAGTTGCCAAGCGCGGCCGGCTCACCCATCTTGGCCGCCAAGGATTGCAGTTTCAGCGCCAACTCGCGGATGCCGGCCGTCTTGACCGTGACGAAGCCCTGCGCGAGAGACTTTCCTGTCGAGCCGCCAATGTCGCGGGCGACACCCTCTCCCTGTGTGATGCTGGGGAGGCCGAGATCGTTCATCACTCCACCTCTCTCGCCATGATTTCGTGCACGGTGCGAACTTCCCGCTCCATGACGCTCACGATCTCCATCATCCGCCCCCGCCAGGACAGGCGGTGCTGGTGCGTGATGCCGGGGAAGAACCGAATCCGTACCTTGTGTGTGATGATCGCGTTGGCCTGCTGCGCCTGGAGGGTTTCGCGGGCTGAAAGACCCTGGACGCTGGCCCATACCGTGCCGGCCGGCACAAACGGCACCACGGCCGCGCCCAGCGTGGACTGCTCGTCCGTCGCCGGGGCGAGGATGGTCACGCGCTCGCGCATGAGGCCGGAAACGATCACTAGCCCACCCACACGCAGGAGTACGATCCAGTTCCGGCCACGGCCGCGACCGTAACCGTGGCGGTCGTCGGCAGGACGGCCACCCTGTCGGCGGTCACGTCGAGGCCGCCGGCCACGCGGAGCGGGCCGGCGCCTGTGTTCTTGATGACGAGCGTCGAGAGCGTGGCCGGGCCGGTGATCGCCACGGCAGCCGTCGTACACGTCGCCGTCAGGGCCACCGCGGCCAGCGGAGAGGTCGAAACGTGGTCGGACAGCGTGCCGATGGTCAGCGTCGTGGCTGTGGCATCCTGAAATACAACGTCAACGTCAACGCGGGCACGGACGGTCATCGGTAGACTCCCAGGCCGGAGGCGGCCAGCAGCGTGTCGAACATGTAAGGCGTCGAAGTCATACTGCCGACAACTGCCGGCTGCCGCGTGTCGAACCAGTGGGCGACGAGGGCGAGGATCAGCAACTTGGCGGGCGGCGGCACGTCCGCGGCCGTAGCGCCGTATCCGGCTGAATACTGCACGGTGACGGAGTTCTCGTCGCCGCGAGTCGGCGGCCACGCCGTGGCCCACTGCGGATAGATACGGCCGGGCATGACGCGATAGTCCACCTGAAAGTCATTGGCCGCGCTCGTCAGCGTCGAATGTGTGCCATCGCCGTTCCGGTAGGTGACCGTGACGGGGGCGTTCAGCATCGGCATCCTGGGCAGGATGATGGCCCACACGGGAAACAGGTCGTAGCGTGCTTCCCACACGCTGGTCATCAGCGTTAGTTCCAGCACGTCCTCGACGTAGACCCTGCCGCACTGAATGAGCGAGGTGATGTAGTCGTCGGAGTCGGTGGTATCGACGCGGCACTGCGCCTTGGCCTGGGCGAGCGTCACCGGCTCGGCAGACGGGCCGCTGACCCTCACGAGGCTTCGATACGGGGTGATCGAAGACGTGGGCCGCTGGGGCGTTCCGAAAACGATCTGATCCATGACTACCGCTTCCTCTTGTGTTTGGGAGCGGCATCCGCCCGCTCAACGTCCCTGTCTTCGTCCGCAGTCTCGACGGCACGCTCCTCGTGCTCGTCAACCGCCGCGATCAGCCCCTTGCGGATGAAGATGTCGCACATGCCGCCGGGCCAATCCTCAAACACTTGGCCGGCTTCGTAGTTCCCGAAGTTGTGGAGCACGCGAATTTTCATGTCACCCGCCCCCAGGCGTCCTCGGGCGACTTCTGCCCGTTCGTCCAGTAGTCAGTGGTGTGCTGATGCACCTTGCACTGCGGATTCGCGCGGCTGGGCCAAGTAATCATCAGTTCGGCGTGGCCCACGCTGATGTTCGTGGCGATGCCCAGCGTGTTGCCAGCCTTGGCCCACTGGCGCCAGAAAAATATGTCTTCTTCGCAGTGGCCCCCGTCCCACATGCCCTTTTCGTTGGGCTGGGCCAGAAACCACGGCTTCGGCATCTTCTTGAGGGCTTCGGTGCGAAGGAACGTGCAGCCGAAGTGAGCCGTCTCGACTCGCTGGACGGGCTTGGCGAACCAATTGTCCTCGACGCTGGAATGTTCCTCCAGCGACACCCCCGCCTTGGCGAACATCACCGTGTTGGCCTCGCGCTTGGTCTGTAGCGGCGCGATGGCGTCAACGCCTGAGTGCATGAGCAAGGCCAGAAGCGCCTCGACCGTGCGGGCGTTGAAAATCGTGTCGTAATCAAAGGTCAGGATCACGTCATTTTCCTCAATGACGGTTTCCATCACTCTCTGAAGCGTCTGCCCCCAAAACGCCCCGCAGATTTTGGTGGGCGCGATGCCGTGCGGGGCCAGAGCGGCCGCCACGCAGAAGAAGTTGTCAGAGAAGGTCAGGCGCGGGGTGCTCATCACCGCCGCGACCTTGACCTCCGCTTCTACACCACCAATACGCAGCAGCACGTTTCGCTCCTTGTGTGGAGCGGGCGCGCATCCTTGCGCCTTCGTCGGCCGTCATGGCCGTCCCGCTTGTACGGGATCAGCCCTTGACCCAGCCGATGACGCCGGCCTCGGACGCAGACGACGGAGCGTTCTCGCCGCGGGACAGACGAGCCGTGACCGCCGTGTTGACGGACACCGCCGGAGTCGCCGTGACCTTGAGGTAGCGCTTCTTCGACTTCGCATCCACGTCCAACTTCACGATGGACGCCACGGCGGTGGGAGCCGTGGGGATCGTGAAGTCAGTGCCGCCGGTCATGCCGGCGACCGCGGAGTAGGACGAGTCGTCGTCTGACTCCTCAATCTTGAGCACGCTGGCGAACACCGTGCTGGCGTTGCTGGCCCGCAGCACCGCCACGCTGGCGTAGTCATAGCCCAGCGTGTCGATGGTCAGGGTCACGGCGCTGGTGCCGACTGCCGTGGGGACAGCGGCCACCACTTTCTCCATCTGCGAATGAATCATGGTTCTAGTTTCTCCTTGTTGGTGGCTTCACGATCACGAGGCAGCGGTCTTGAGGGCCAGCACCGGGCCGGGCGTCGTGTTGTCGCCAAGCGAGTGGTGAACGATGTCGAAACGCATGGTGCCCTGGAGGAGCAACTGATCGGTCGTGGCGTACACTTGGTCGTACATCCGCACCGAGAAGTCACGCCGACGAGCGTAGATGCTCGACAGCCCCAGGTTCCCGAACAGCACCTTGATCTTGCTGGCGTCGGCGCCCAGCGTCGTGTCCATGACGTGAACGAGGTTCACCTTGAAGCCAAGGAAACTCTCGCTGGCGCCACCGCCCAGGCTTTCGATGGTGTTACCGCCGGCCGCGTAGCGGAGGCGGGCCATCGAGGCCGCGAAGCCGGCCGGGCTGATGTACCACTCGGCACCCTGGCGGGCGTAGAGGGGCATCTTGCCGATCAGACGGATGAAGTCCGTCACGGTCAGAGTCTCAAACCCGGTGGCACCGGCCGAAGCCGTCTGCACCGCGGCGGTGTGAGTCCCGTCGTTGATCTGCGTGACGAGGCCGCGAATTCCGCCGTACTGGCTCGTGCCGTCGCCGTTCCAGCCGCACAAGTCCTGTTTGTAACTGAGCGAAGTCGCGAACTCGTTCGCCACAGCGTCAGCCAGCGAAATCAGAGCATCCTCGACCACCTCGCTCGACATGCGGGTGCCGACCGCCAACTTCTTGGCGACCAGTTGCACGTTCGCGTAGGTCGGCTCCGACTCGCTGACTGCCGTCCCTTCGCCCACGAAGTAGGCCGACGTTCCGGTGATACGCTTGGGGATCACCATCGTGTCCCGCGTCATGTTGATCTTCTCGACGTTGGAATTGGCGAACGTGCCGTAGTTCTCGACCAGCCGGATCACGCGGTTCGCGAACTCCTCGGGCACCAGAGCGCCACCCGACGAGTTGCTGTTCTCGCCAAGGGCACGGCTTTCGACGCCGTGATCTTTGCACCACCGCAGGTCGTCCGCGTTCTTGAACACATGCGCCCGCAGCCACCGGCCGCAGCGGTAGGCGCTCTCGACGGCCTCGGGGCCATCGTTGAACGCGGTCAACTGGGAGTGATGGGTGGAGAGCGAACGAATCTCGACGGGCTTCTTGTCCTCGGCCTTCACCTCGGCCACGGGGGCCGGGGCCGGGGCGGCCTTCTCGGTCACCGAACGGAGTTCGGCTTCCTTGGCGGCGATCTTCGCCTCAAAGTCGAGGCCCGCCTTGAGGTCGTCGGCCTCCTTCGACAGCCGCACGAGGTCGGCGGTCTGCGCCTCGGAACGCTCCTCGACAGCGGCCAGTTCCGCCATCTGCGCGGCGACGGCCGCGGCACGATCCTGAAGTCGCTTGAGATTGCTCGCCATGTTGGCCCTGCTCCTTGTTGAGCCGGCCAACGCGAACAAATGCGGCGGCCGGCGGGTGATTCCCGCAAGCACGCCGCGACCAGAATCCCCTGGTCACTCGCACTGCTCCCTGCGACTTCCGTCGCAAGGCAATGTCTACTCTTGTAGCCTACGACGCTGACGTGCTGCCGTGCAACCAAGTCGTCAGCAATTTTGCCTTGAGCGCTGCTGCGGCGCCGGCGTAGTCGATCCCCGGCGCCGGCAACTCGGGCGCCGACTTCTGCTCGACCGCTTCGGCCTCGGGCTGCGAGCGGGCGCCGTCAGGGATGATCCACAACTTGCACACCGCGTCAGGCGCGATGTCTCCCGCCACGATGTAGCAGCGGCCCTCGCCTTCAAAGAACACGCAGTTCTTGCAGGCGATCTGACCGAACGGGCTTTCTGCGATGTAGTGCGACTCGGCCTGCGACCACTGGCCCATTTCCTCCGCGATTGCTTCGTAGGACTCGGCGGTGGCGATGTCGCGCTCCGATAGCCCCACTTCGTAGTCGTCGTCCATGCCATCCATGTCACGAGCCTCGCCGGCACGGCGAAGTTCGGCCACCTTGGAGGCACTCCATCGCCGGCCGGCAGCGCCCGCCCACAGCAAAAACGCTACGAAACCGGGGGATTCCTCGCCGGGTTTGTCCCAGCCGGGCCTCTTGTCCACCTTGTGGCGAGCGTGCCACGCGGCCATCTTGACGACTTTTTCCTTCGTCAGCGGCTCTCTGGCGGCGATCTTTCGCGCCCACGCGACCGTGGCCGAGACGAGGCCGTCGCCTCCGCGGCCATCCTCGTAGAGTTTCAGGCCGCGGCGGCAGGCGGCAGCCATGCCGGCGGTCGGCCGGAGGTTCACATCGCTGTCGCGAGTCTCGACGGCGGCCGGCTCGGGGGCCGACGCGGCGATCTCGGCGTGCCCTTGCTCGCCCTGCGTCCGACGCTCAAGCCACTTCCTGCCGGAGCCGCCGCCGGCCAACTGATACTCGACCCAGGCGGGCGTGCCGGCCCAGTTGTCGGCCTTGGCGGCCGCGCAGCGCTCGTGAACGCCGGCCAGATACAGCGCTTCCTCGACGCACACGACCTCGCGGGCCGCGATCCGCTCGGCAATGCCGGTCAAAACGCCGTCGATTTCGGTGTGCTTGCTGACCAGTTTCAGGCCGCGCTTGGCGGCGTTCGCCATCGTCTGGTTCGGGCGATAGTTGTCCCCAAGGGCCATTTCGATGGCCCTGCGGCTCACCACGACGCTGGATGAGGCGTATGCGGGCCTGACCACGGGGCCGCAGTCCTCCAGCATCGCCACCGAACGCACCTCGCGCTTGCGAAAGCCGCGAGGATCGGTCGTCCACGAGTCGCCGGTGCCGTCTTTCTTGATCGAAAACGCGAAGGACGAGCCGACGACCGTGCGATCTTTCACCCATTCGACAACGTCGCGGCCGACTGACGTGTTCGGGTTGGGCGTGATCTCGTAGCGAAGGCCGTATCCATCGTTCCGCAGCGTCATGGTGCCATTGGCGGTGCGGCCCAGGAGCATGTTTTTGTCGTGATTGAAGCACCCAATCACGTCGGGGTTCGTCGCGAGCACGTCATCGAAGGCAGTCGGCGCGATTGTCTCGACAAAACCGCTCAAAACCCTGCTTTCGGTGTTGAAGACGGCGGCGTAGCCGGAAATAACCGGCCGCTTCTCGCCGTCAACGTCCCGATACTCGACAGTCGCCTCGGAAAGCGTGATCCGGCGCTCAATGTCGGTTCGACTCGTGGTCAGACCTTCGTTATCGGGCTGCGGCATGGTCGTCTAGGTGCTTGTCGCACCATCCTTCGGTGGCCGTTTCGTACTTCTGGCCGCTCCGGTGGCAGTCCAGCAAGAGGTCACGGGATCGCTGATTCCACGTTACCACGAACGCATCGATGTCGCGGCCGGTAGCCTGGGCAGCATCCTTCAGTTCTTCTCGCATCCGAGACTGAATCTGGTCGAGCCACTGGCCCAACTTCTCGGGATTCTTGCGGCGCTCAAGGACACCGTCGGCCTCGACGGCGGCGATCCGACGCAGGGCGGTGCGGAAGACGACCTCGGCGGCCTCCGATGACCGCGGTTCTGTGCTTGCGGCGCCAGTGGACGGCTGCACGTCGCCCAAGCCCGTCGGCGTGTCTTCGCCCTCTGATGGCCTTGGCGGTTGCCCGCCAGCGTCTGGAGGGGCCGCGGCGGTGGTCGAGGCCGCGGTCGGGTTGTCGGGGGTAAAGGCCGACAGCAACTGCATGTTGACCTGTACGAATCGCTTCTTCCCCTCGCCGTTCGGCAGCGGGTTGTAGCCGATCTGCGACCGCAGTTCATCGATGTCGATGGCGCCCATGTTCCACATTTCCCGCAGGAACTGCGAACGAGCAGCGTAGTCGCCGGCCATCAGCGAATTCACGTCGTAGGCCACGAAATAGGTCTTATCATCGACCACGAGGTCGCGGCGGCAGGCTTGCTCCCAGCGCCGGCACCACGGAATCAGCGAGAACGTGACGAAGTCGATGGCCGACTGCTCGACCGTGCTGTAACGCACGTTCGTCAAATCGCCCAAAAGCGAGGCCGGAACTCGGTAGACCCGCGCCACCTCCTCGCACTGGTAGCGGCGTGTCTCAATGAGTTGCGACGTATCGTTCCTGACGGGATCGTCCTTCTTCTTGAAGCCGAAGGGCATCACGACCGTCTTGTATGCCTTGTCGGGGCCGCGATGCGCCTCATCCCACTGGGCCTTGAAGCGGGCCAGCGCTTCGGGCTTGTGCGGCTGATCGGTTTCGATGACCGTGCCTGACTTCGCGCCGTTGCCGAAGTAGGCGCTGGAGTGCAGTTCCGTCGCCCTGGCGAGGGCGATGGCATCGCGGGAGAGGGTCGTGGGCACAAATCCTGTCACCCCGTCAGACGAGAGCCACCTCATATGAAAAATTTCGTCCTGCCGATACTCGGTGATCTTCACTTCCGGCTGCGTGGGCGTCGTCGGCTCGGTGTAGTAGTAGCGGAGTTTGCCGTTGGAAAGCCGCTTCGTCTCCATCCTCGACGGATGAAGCGGGATCAACTCGGACACGGCACCGTGCGTGCTGCTGCCCTTGATGTAGGCGTAGGCGTTGCCCCACAGCAGCAGCCAAGACTGCATGAGTTCCTTGAACTCAAACGCCGTCTGCCACGAGTTGGGCTGGTAGGCCAGGATTTCCTGCAAGTGCTGTTCTTCCGCGATCTCCTTGCCGCCGTCGCGGAGCCGCCGGTAGACGTTGAGCGGCATGGCCGCCAGCGACTCCGACAGGACGCGGACGCAGGCGAGGACGGCACTGCACTCCAGGGCGGTTTCGGGGCTGACCGTGACGCCGGCCGCCGTTCGCCGGGTGTTGACGATCTCCTCAAAGATGCGGGAGATGTTCCCGCGGAGTTCAAGCACGTCGCCAGGGTAGGCATTGTCCGCGTCGGTAGCCATCAAAACACCAGCAGTTGTGGGTCATCGTCGGCCTGTCTGGCCTCGCCGCTGGCGATACCAAGCGCCATGATGAGGGCTACGGCGCTATCGATTCGGGACGTGGACGTGCTGTGCTTCTTCGACGGCTTGATGTTGCCGGCGTCATCGACCTTGATTTGCACGTTCGACATTTGCCACGTCAGCACTGGGTTGCCGGCGTGCCTGAGTTTTTTGCCGATTGTGAGTGTTTCCAGCAGTTTGCTGGGCGAACTCATCGACACAAAACCCTGCCCATACGGCCTTACGTCAATTCCCTCGGCCACCAACTGCGTCGTCAGGTGGGTCGCGTTGTAGCGGTCGATGGCTACGGCACGAACCCGATTCTTCTCGCAAAACGAGAGAACGTAGTCCCGAACGGCGTCGTAATCGCAAATATCGCCTTCTGTCAGTGTAACAAAACCCTCTTTCGCCCATTGGAGATACGGCACGCGATCAGTCTTCGATGCTGCTTCGGCGCGCTCCTCGGGGATGAAGACGTGGGCATGAATGTCGAACGTGCCATCCTCGTCGGGCCACACCGCCACGAACGCTGTCGTGTCCTGCGTGCTCGCCAAATCGACGCCGCAGTAGGCCACGCGGTCGGTCGTCGGCCGCAGCGGATCGCCGCACGACTCAAAGGCACCGTGCCGCAGCCAACGAGTCGTCACCGACTGCCACTGGTTGAGGTGCAAGGTGCGGAAAACGACCTCCTCGCTGGCCGATTCCTTCGCCCTGGCGGCCATCTGCCGGAAGTATTCTGGCTTCACGGTGACGCCGTAGTTCGGATTCGCAGCCTTCCAAGTCTCCTCGACAAAGGGGTCGGCCTCCGGCTCGGCCGCAAAGATGCAGGGAAGGAATGAATCGTCCTTGATTAGCCCGTCGCGGACGCGGACGGCCCGCTCCCAATCCTTGTAGCAGGGGCCGTTTTTGTTCGTGCCGGCCGTCGTGATCCAGATGGTGAGGGGCTGGGATCGCGCTCCCATGCCTGTTTCCAGCACATCGACCAGTTCGCGGTCGGGGAAGACGTGATACTCGTCCACCAGCACGCACGAGGGGTTGTAGCCGTGCTTCGTCCCGGCCTCGCTGGAAATGCAGAACATTGAGGCATTGCGCTCGGGCAGGACAATGGAGTTGCGGTAGACCTTTGCTCGACGCGAGAGGGAAGGGCAGGACTCCAGCAACTGCTTGGCGGCCGTGTGCAGGAGCGAAGCCTGGGAGCGGTCGCCGGCCGCGACGATGACCTCGGCCCCGATGTCGTCGCAGAAGGTCATGTAGAGGCCAAGCGCGGCCGCCATCTGCGTCTTGCCCATCTTGCGGGGCAGGGCCAAGAGAGAGCGACGATACTGCCGCAGCCCGTCGGGTCGGCGGGTGTTGAGCAAGCGGTCGAAGTAGTCGCTCTGCCAGGGTTGCAGCACAAACGGCTGCCCGGCAAAGTCTCCGCGGGAGTGCTTCAGCAACCCCACGAAGTCGCGTATGTCAACCACGCTTCTTCAGCAACTCATCCATTGGGTCGAGCACGACCTTCTCGGCGTGATACCCCAGTCGCGTCCTGTCGGCGGGCGTCAAGCCAAGGACTGTTTCCAGTTGCCGGAGTTGCTCGTGGCACTGGTCGCTCTGCGCCTGCCACTTTGTGGGCCGGCAGAACCGAAGCGTGCCGTCGGGGGCGAGCACTTCCCGCCAGCACTCTCCTGTCTTTGCCAATTCGCGCTCGGCCGTCTGCCACTTGTCCCACACGATGGCGTAGCGGGCGATGACTTGGAGGTCGCTTTCCGCGAGCGTGCCCATTCGACGGGTGTGCTCGCAGACCTGGGTGAACATCGTCTTCGCGGCGGGCCGCAGCCACTCGGGCGGCGGCGGCAGATCGGTCAGCGGGGTGCCCAACTCCTCGCGGTAGTTTGCTTCCGGCGACCCACGAAGGGCCAGAATGTGCTTCGGCGTTGGGGCAGGGCCGCGAACCATTGCTCGTAGAGTAGCCTTCGGCGCGGGGGTCGTGCAAAGGAGTCAGGGCGATGTACCACAGCCGGCCTCGGTCATCCACGGGGTATCCTCGTAGCCTCCAGCCGCGACGGAAATGTGGGGCAATGCACCGAACAGGTGCATTGCTAGTCACTGGACAGGCCCGGCAACGCGCGCGCACGGGTTCGGAAAAGCGCGCGCACGGGTTCACCCAGCAAAAGGGTCAAACCGCCGGCCGCGTCTGCCTCTA